CAATCGACCAAAGTTTCAACAAGAATATGTTGCGATTAAAGATACCTTTCAATTTGAGATTAGTGTTTACGAGTCTTGGTATCAAGATGCAGACCTATATGAATCTCATAAGAGAGAAGATAGCTTTGTTTCTTTTGCTAGGAAATTTGCCGAAGACAATAATCTAATGTATTTTCCCGATGGTTATCCTGCTGAATGGATTGAGCAAGAAATAATTGATGGAGAAAAAAATTGGAATCATTTTATAGTAAAACCCAATGATAAAAACATTGACAAGATATGCGAAATATACTATAAATATGGCATGAAAAAATTACAAAATGATTCTAAAGAACTTTGGTACAATGCTAGAGATGAAATTAAAGAATTAATGGAGAATAAAAATGAATGTGAGTATGCAAGATAGTAAAATGTACAATATTGTACCTAGCAACGATAAAGGTGAGGATTTTGAAATGACTAGCCACTTTGCTTGGCTTAAAGTCGGAGATTATTCTCTTCAGATCGTAGACGATGCTGATGAGTTAAGAGTCAGAGTATATCCCTATGGAGATGAGCTTGAAGAAATTGATGCAATGTATATAGCAAAATGAGCCTTACATCTTATATTGCAGTTGATTGGGATAAGCCAAATCCAATTTTACCTAAAAGACCAATTCTATTAACAAAATGGGAAGCGTTTAATTTGAACAAGCAAATGCTATTAAATGGCGAGAAGAAAAAATATGTCAGAGAAGAGCTTGGATTAACTTTAAAGAATGTAAATAAAAAAAATAAATAAAATGAGTGTAGATGAAAAATTAGCGTCAATGAATAGCCACTTAACAATTAGAGATGATTTAGTTGAGGAAGGTATGTCTGTACCTGTTTGGTTCTTGGACTACAAAGAGGATGTTCATATTGAGCAAACTTCCACCTTAAATATTGATTGTGAATATTGGACAGATGGAGAAGAGTTAAATGCTTGGGGTGCAAATATTATAATTAGAATTACTGACCCAACCCAAATGGATAAATATGGATTCCCTTGGAAAGATAGATTAGCTTTTGCTATTTCTGCTGATTTTGATTGGAATTAAACTTGACTTTTGATTGTTTAAATTGTATTATATAAATAATGATAGAACAAATGACTGAAGAAATAAATTATCAAAAAGGTTATGATAAAGGTTATTCTGATGCAATGCAACATATTTCTAAAAAATTTGAAAAAGTTTTACTTAAATCCCAAACAGAATCATACGACAAAGGCTACCAAGAAGGAGCAAATCAAAAAGATAATAAACCATGCGTTTGTGGCTTTTGGGGAGATAAAAAATGATTAATTGGATTAAAATTTCAGACGAAATCCCCGAAGAGGGAAAGAGATTGCTTTACTTCTTTGAAGGCACAGGAGTATGGACAGGTTTTTACTATGGTAGAGACGAAGACTATCCCGATTCAAATGACCATGTATTTGGTAGCAATGTAGGATTCTTAACAGGAGATGTTACTCATTATTGCTATATTGATTACCCCGAAGGTGAAGATGCAGAGTGGAGAGTTGACGCAGATAGAGAATTTTTTGAAGAAACTAAATTTCAAATCAATAAAATGAAAGAACCCATTAGCTAATCATGTTTACAATATCGACACATTTTTAAAATATGTCGATAAAACTTAAAAATATGTACATATATGAAAACTTTACATAATACAAAAAATTGCAACTACAGAAGATTTTTGCATAAACAATTAAATCACGGCAAAATAAGTGGTAAGTTTTATAAATTCATTTGCAGAAATTATCCTTACAGAGTTACAACAAGTATAGTGCAAATTTGCGTTAGAGAGGTGCTTGACGGAAGAATGACCGAAAACAAAGCCATAGCTAAAATGCAAGACAATGATCTCGAATTAAAACGGCAAGCAGAAATGTATAAGTCAAATATAGAATGCCGAAATAAAATAAGCGAAAAAAAAACTGCTAAAAAATTCACAACAGCACAAGATGTTGGGAGAGACATCGCAGGAAGAGAACCTACATACGAAGAATACCAAAAAGAACAAGCATTTAAAGAAGCAAAAGAATATTTAGTTTTTATTAAAAACAAATTTAAAGCAAATAAAATATCCCGAAAGGTATTAGATCATGCAGTTATATTTATCAAGAAATGTATAAAAGAAAATTTTTATCTACCTATGAGATTTAAAACATCATTATACAGAATATTCGATAACGATGGTTACAATATTCACGCTAGAGAAGCAGAGTTTTTTACATACTTCAAAAACGCATTTTCAAAAACGCACAAATATAGCATTTATAAACAATCAAATAAATAACGCTTGACATTTTTAAATAGATCAAATATAATATCGCCATGCCATATATACCAACATCAGAAAAAGAAAAAGTAGATCGAGGCTTAATCGCTCTAAATTTATCAGAACTTAAAGATTCGGGAGCTTTGAATTACGCAATTCATCAAATAATTGCACAATATATTTCGCAAAATAAAGAATCATACCAAACATTTAATGATGTCATTGGGGCTTTAGAATGTGCTAAAATGGAAATATACAGAAGAAAAATCGGGGGCTATGAAGAAGCCAAAATCGTTCAAAACGGAGATGTAAAACCTTATTTAAATGAATAAATTTTTAGATTGGATTAAAGGAACTTTTTTAGCGATTGGCATACTTTGTTATTGCATTTGGGCAAGTTTTATGTTACTATTTACAAATGAAGATGAATAATAATTTATATCAAATGTTAAAAACATCCGCAAAAGCAGATGTAGCCAAAGCCAAGTTGAGCCTAGATTTACTAGGTTCAAATGCAGTTGGCATCGGAGATCATTCCACCGAAGATTTTTATAAAAACGCAGAAGAAGCCCTATCTTTACTTGCAGATGCAGAAGATAGGCTTGAAACCTTGCACAGATTAACTAAAGATCAACTCGATATATAAAAGTTTATGTCAGCCAATAATCAAAAGTATGTTGTTGCATGGTCTTTAACTATCAAGCAAAGTCCCTTGCACATTAATGAGTGGCGAATATTTAATTCGCTAGATAAAGCCAAGAAAAAATACAAGCAGTTAATGGACAGAAAAAGATTATATACTGCATCAATTTCAAAAATAATAAAGTCAACAGAAGATTAGGCTTGACAAAGTTTTAAAAATATCGTATTGTATTTGCATGAACAGATTTGAATTAGAAGACGCAATGAGTAATCTTCACCAAATAGGCGAAGACATAGAAACAATTATATATGCGATTGGAGATTCCCCAATCAAACATACTGAAGATCAACTATTAAATATGTTGATTGGCATGAAACAATTACATGACACTCGCTATCAAAAAATGTGGAATGTGTTTGAGCAGTTAATTAAAAATGGAACAATAGCAAATAAGGATAAATAAGAGAATGTTATTAGAAATAGATAAAGAAGTTGAATTATTAATAATTGACAAAGGTTTATCGCACATAAAAAAAGTTGAAGTTAACCCTGACATCGAAACTGATGGAGATAATTTTGACTATTGGAATAGCGTTCCATTAAATAATGGAAATTTTATCGACTATAATATCCATGAGGCAAACTTTGGAGAAAAATATGATGACTTTGATGGTTACGAATGGTTTTGTTCGGCATATCATGTTGATCCACCCAATGAAGAAAACGAACATCATCAAATAAATACAGATATAGAAAAATTATTATTTAGCTATAAAAATGGCGAAGTAAAATTTGAGCGACTATGAGAGAAGTTTTATTAGATAACAAACTTTGTACTTTTAAATATTTAGATTTTGAAGATTTAATTGAAGCAAATAACATAAAATTGTTCCACAAAGAAAAACAAATAAGGAGCAGAGTGTCATATTCATTTTGGAAGGGTATTGTAGATAAAATGAAAGACCTTAACTTAATTGAAAAAATTTCTTTATGCAAACAAGTGTGGTTGCAAATGGACAATAGAAGTTGCTTCCATTCTTGCACTCAATCTCGATTCGATTTAGAATCTTTAGCTTTATGCTTGAAAGAGTCTGATGGACATAGGGGAGAGAAGTAAAAAATATGTGAGTTTTCACATGGATAATACATTCCGCCCAATCTTTCAAGAGCGAGTGATAGTAGATGGTTTGTGGCATGAAGCGAGTGGAGAAATAAGATACGAAGCAGTTATGGAAGAAGAAAAAGATGGAACTCAAATAAGTTATTTATTTCCAATTTTCGACCCAAATTCAAATGAATTCGATGACTATGAATCTGAAAATTAATTTTTTACTTGACTGACCGCAAATAATATGCTATACTTATTCTTATGAAAGAAATAATCCTTAAAGTTCTAGAGGAGTTGCAAGACTCACAATTAAATATCAAAAGCGAAAGTGCAAGAGAAATATTAGCAAATAGGCTAGAAACTGAATTGCAAACTCATGTTCGTGAAATAATAGAATTAGTAACCATCGGATCGTAGATATGCAAGAAGATTATGACGAAGAAATTGCTAGAAAAATGGAAGCTATAAATTTAATGTATGAAACTTGTACAGAAGACTTACCTGTTTCTAAATTAGAAGAAATCTCAGAAAGACATGGGATGCTATTGCAACAACAAATGTTTTGGGTAGCAAATAATAACACAAAAAGATTTTTATATGACTTGCAAGAGTTTTCTACTTGGCTTTATAAATTCCTAGAACTAGACAACCTAGACGAAGATGAATTCGATCAAGATTTTTAATATATGAACAATACAAATAATTGGAACAAAAAAAATGTGAGAAATGTAAATAATTGGCAGATAACTTGTGCTTCTGATGTAGAAGAATTTTTTTATGAAGATACAAATAAAGTCGTCCCCGAAGGAGATGCAATAGGAATAGAGATTGAAGAGGCGAATAGCGTTGACCTTGTATTATTCTCAAATATATATTGGACTGACGAAAATCTATATTAAATAAGGTGTATATACATATATGACATTAAGAGAATTATTGTATAGAAAATCATATAAAAATATTTTCAATGTTATATATAAAACTTTTTTAAAAGATCGCACTCAAGATAAGGTTGTAGAGTTTTCAATAAAATTTCAACAAGCGTTCAAAGAGTTAAAGTCTATCGAACAACAGAATAAAACAGAAAATTTAGTTGTTTTAAATGAAGTAGAAAACGAAGAAGAGCAAATAATAGATGTATGTTTTTACGATGATAGTGAAGATGAACATTATGGTTTAGACTTTATGGATTGGGGAGAAATAATTGACTGCCAAGTTGTTGCCCCAAAAGCGTTTAATCAAACCACTATTGTTGCTCATATATTATGGGAAATAACATTTTGGGGTTTCAGTAGAGAGAAGATAACTGAAGGCAGAAAAGGATTAAATAAAGCAGTAAAAGAAGTAGAAGAACTAGACATAGAAGATTTAAAATAGAATGAACAAAAAAAACTCAAATAAATATCCAAAACTATTTGAGTACAGAATAAAATACATTAGCAGAAATTCAAGAGGTCATAACTACCATTATTATCTTGCAGAAAACGCTAAGAAAGCAATCGAGTATCAACTCGAAATGATGGATCACAAACATTGGGAAATAGAATTAGTGACCCTCGAAAGAAAAACTTTCTCTCCATACGCATCAAAGCACAGATGGGTTGATGAGAGTGATATTCTTACTCAAATAACTCAAGAGCAATAACTTAGAAATATTTTTGCAAAAAGCCTTGACACAATTTCGTTTTTGTGTCATACTTTAGGAATGATAGATTTTATTGCAGACATGAACGCTTCAATCAAGAAGCACGAAAAAGAGTTAGCCTCACAACCTCGCAAGGGCATGATGGTATATTTAGATAAAAGCACTCCAATTTTAGTGCAGTACGCTAGTGCAGATAGCTTCAACCAAGCTAAATCAATTTCCTCTAGGAAAGGGCAATCAAGTTGCTTGCGTAATGTTTTAGATGGCAATGGAAGACGGCAATAACTTTTTTCTTGACAAACTTTAAAACCTATATTATAATAGAGTCTTACTTAAAACAAAACTAATTGAATAAAAATGATAATTGAAAAAGATAAAAAAACCATTGTGCAGTCGCACGATTTTGATTCCGTAAATTGTACGATTGATGCCGAAGATATGCGTTATGTTGCTTCGCTCTTGCGAAACAATTACTCCAACACTCGGCTTGCAGTCGTTCGTGAGATTAGTGCTAATGCACTAGATGCGAATGTTGAAGCTAACGAAACTCGACCGATTGAAATCTCAATTCCTAGCAAGCTAAGTCCTACTTTTAGAGTTCGTGACTTTGGCGGTGGACTAAGTAAAGAAGATGTATTCGGCTTATACTCCAAGTATGGCAAGAGTACCAAAAGGCAATCGAACAATTATATTGGTGCATTTGGTATTGGTAAATTTGCTCCGCTTTCCTATGGAGACAATTTCACTTGCGTTTCCTATAATGGTGGACTCAAAAGTTCATATAATGTCTTTGTTAATGACAATGATGACACAAAAATTGTAGAACTGCAAGAACCCGAACCAAGCAATGAACCAAGTGGTCTTTGCATTGAAGTTGCGGTTTCAGAATCAGATGTGGATGATTTTCGCAAGATAATTAAAAACTTTTTTGAGTTCTTTTCTGACAAAGAAATGCCAAAGTTTATTGGTGACGATGGAACTTTTATTAGAAACAGAAGTAAGGTTATTGAATCGAAGAATGGTTCTTGGTTTTTCTTGGAAGATGAACGCAATGATTCTTATTATAGTCAAAGAAGTTATAATGCTCACATTATCATGGGAAGAGTTGCTTATCCACTAGATAAAAACTCTGTTCAAGTTGATAATTTTGTAGAGAGTTCGAGAAAGAAAGATATTATCTACAACCTACTTGGTCAAACAAATTTTTATTTGCGATTACCATTAGGTGCAGTCAAATTGCATCATAGTAGAGAGTCATTAGAGTACAACAAAGCTACTCAACAAAAGATTATTGGTGCAATGTTAAAGGCTTGCGATGAAGTGCAAGAAATTGCTAAAGAAAAACTCGCAGACTCAAATGATCTTTTTGAGGCAAAAAGTAACTATGCAAGAATAGTTAATTCTATGCCATATAACATGAGGCAAATTTTTGAAAACGCTTTCGAGTGGAACGGCATCAAGATTCAATCAGCAACATTTCATCGAGATCATAAAATGTATGATGATTTAATTCTTACTCAAACAACTAGGGATCACGATTCTTCTGCAAGAAATGGATTTAAAGTTCGCTCGAACAAAGTTGCCCGAATTCATTGTGATGATGAGACAATTTTTCTTATGCAAGATATAGAATCTTCACATGGCAACAATCTTCGTGCAAGAACTATATTTAATGAAAACGAAAAACTGAATAATATATTCTTTATTAATCCATTGACTAAATTAGCTAAAAGTTATATCAAAAATGAATGGAATTTTGATCTTGTAGACAAGAAACATATTCGACTTACATCAAATGTAGTTAAAGAAAAAATTCAATACAATGGAGTACGCAAATCTAATGGTAGTCGTGCAAACATTCCATTATTTGAAATGGTTCAAGAAAGACCTAGCTACCGCAACATAGATTATTGGAAAAATGTCAAAGAAGATATTGACAAAATCCAAGATGATACTGATGGTGCTATTGATGGCAAACTTGTATATGTAAAAATCAAGAATTACAAGATTGATAGTGATGACTATGATCTCGGCAAGGTATATAGTTTATGCGATAGAGTGCGTAGAAGATCAGATGACAAATCAGATGCGAAAAAGTTTCGCTTGTTTGGAATTCGTAGTGGAGATGTATCTAAGTTAGATTCAGATTCTTGGATTTCTTTTGAAGATTTTCTTCTTCAAAACTCTAAAGATTATTTACTCTCAAACTTAACTGAAGCGAAAAAATCTTACATTAAGTTTAGCGTAGACTCTCTTCATCACGATGATACGGATATTCAGAAGTCTATTGCTGATTGCAGATACAATCTTGCATACATTATGAATTCAACTCGAATTAAGTTCGACAAATTACCAAAAGATAATTTGGTACGCAAGATCAGAGATAACTTTCAGATCGTTATCAATGAAGGTGCTTGCCCTCAATGTAATTCTGCAATCGCATTCATTTCTAAGTTCGATAAAGATTGGCTCAAATTCAATCTTGACAATGGATTCTCTGCGAAGCAATTCGCAAAAGATATAGATACAATTAGAGAAAAGTATTCTTTCCTCGATTATGTATCAAATAGTGTAAATTCATATAGAGCAGATGAAAAACTTTTTAAAGATATTATAGATTATATTTTACTCTGTGATAAAAATTAACTTGACAAACAAACAAAAATATATTATATTAGAATAATGAAAAAAGTACCATATACATTAAGCGAAAATTCAGTAACGATCTTTTGGGATGGCAAGCCATACACTCTTCGTAGTGACCATCCAAATTTTCAACTTGTACGCAAGGCATTATTTGATGCAAGATATGATGATCTTGGCGATCTCATTGACATCAAAAAGTCAGTCGAAAACTTTATCGAAGGAGACATTGAAGTGCGTGACGAAGTTGTTTACTACAAGAACAATCGTCTGCATGGAGTTGTTGTTGACAAGTTGCTAGAAATGCTTCGTAGTGGAATGAAAGATTCTGCTCCTCTTGTAAACTTTATTACTCGCTTGCAATCCAATCCAAGTGCAAATTCTGTAAATGAATTGTATTCTTTCTTGAGTTATAAATCTCTGCCAAATACTCCCGAAGGAAAAGTATTGGGGTATAAGGGAGTTCAAGGAGATTATTGGTCACAAACAGGTAATGCAGATACAATCGTATTGCAAGGGGAGACTAATGGTAGGCATCAAATTCTCAATGAAGTTGGTACAACGATTGAAGTTGCTCGTAGATGTGTGGATGACAACAAGGATCATCATTGTTCTTTTGGTCTTCATGTGGGTAGTTACGATTACGCTAACGAATGGGCGGGATCAGACGGCAAATTACTTGTTGTTGAATTTGATCCATCAGATGCAGTTAGCGTTCCTACTGATTGCAACTTTCAGAAACTTAGGGTTTCAAAGTACAAGGTAGTGTCTGACATTACTGACACTCGCAAAGAGATTGATAAGCCCATCTACGAGGCTAATAAGCCTATCTATGGATCAGATTCAGATGATTGTTGTGAAGATGATAATTGCGACTACGATTGTGATTTGTCTGATGACGATAATTATGATCTTGACGAATACGGAGAACCAAAAGTTACTCTTCCCGAAAATTATGATGATGATGATTACAATGAGCCATTAGAAGATATGCCCAACGATTATCTTTCAATCAGAAATTACATTGAAAACAAGCATGAAGATGGAGAATGTCCAATGCTCAAACAAATTCAAAGCAGAATGAAAGGTTCAGAGTTGACTTGTGGAGAAATACAAGATATAGTAATTGATCTTGGATATGACATTTTTGAAGATGAAGACTTGCCTCGATCCATGTGGAGAGTTGAGTTTAATTAAACAATTAATTTAATACAATTATGAATACAGAAACAGAACAAATAGAGTTGCTTGAAAAAATTTCTCAAGCGAACGAGGCTCAAGTAGACTCGATGTGGGCAATACTTAAATATAAAGAAATCGGAATCTATCGGAAGGTTGCTTGTATGTGCGAAGTCTTGAATCAAGATTTTGAAAATATGCTTGGTAGTCTTCCTCAAGATGAAGAAGGGCGAATATTAGACTATAAGACTCGACATCTAATACATGATGCTTTAATTGGAGTCTCATAACAATGAGGCAAACCAAGTCTAAGATTGTTGATCTTTACTTGGAACTAGAAAAGAATACAGAAAAATTCATTCAGCAAATTATCGTTAGAGGGTTTGAGCAAATTGGCATTGGAAGTTACAAGTCAGTTTACTCTAAAAAAAAGTTAGGTTATGTTATAAAAGTAGCCAACTCCCTCAACGATGAATTTGCGAATGTTCCAAGCGAAATAAAAAACTATTATATTAAACCATATTATATTGACGAAAAAATTGTAATACAAAAAAAAGCAAATACCAAAAGCTCAAAAGATAATTACAAAAAAATATTAAACAAATTAGGTATAAACATCTGCGAGAGACTTGACATTAATCCTCAAAATTGTGGAGCAATAGATAATTGTCCTATTATATTTGATTTTTGCGAAGTTTAAATTACTGAATACCACATACTTAAAACAAAAAAAACAAAAAACAAAAAAAACTCTTGACATTTCTTATGATTATGTCATACTTATAAACATGAACATTGCAAAAGACACATTGAATAAACAAATTCTGTTATTAGAAAACGCTATCGCTCCTATCAACCAACTTGTTGAGGAGTCAAAACCTACAATACAAGTTGACCCCTTTAGGAATGTTGATAAGTTTTTCGACAACCTTAAATTTGGTGCAGTCAAAAGCGAGACTGATTATTGGACAAACTTAATTCCCAAAGACGATGCAGAAATGTTTGCTCGTTGGGTATTCGCAATTATGAGCGTTCACACAACTTGGGAAAGTAATGTGCGAGGCTACGAGATTGCCATGAGCGATCTTTCTTGGACTTTATCCAAGGATAAGCTCAAGCAGATGATCGTCAAGGCTAAAGTCGGCTTATATGAGCGTAGAGAGCGTGGATTGTGGGATTTAGTTACTAAGTTTCGTGAAAACCCCGATCAGTTCAAGAAGCAAGATGAAGAGACATGGCAAGAATGTCGCAATCGTTTAATCGGAACAATTTATGGATTAGGTAACGCAAAGACAACTTATGCTCTTTCTCTTAGTTATCCAACAGAATCGCAACTTTGTTGCTTGGATGTTCACTTGTTGCGGTTCATGGGTCACGACCTCAAGAAAGGTCATGCAAGTAGTCTCAAGGTCTATGAGGAGATGGAGAATGAGTGGCTTGCTCGTTGCAACAAGTATGGCATTTCGCCAAATGTCGCAAGAGAAATGTATTGGAACAAGGTTCAAGGCAGAAGAAATTCTCGTTATTGGAGTTACTGCTTAGAAGCATGAACAACAAAGAAAAACTAGCCTTGCAAGATTTAATTGACTGCACAGAACATTATCTATTAATTGGACACATAAGAGATCAGTACGATCAATCGGAGTTAGTGTTAATGCACTATCATGTAAAATTAATGAAAAGTTTTCTAGATAGAATTAAGTAATATGAAAAAAGAATATAATATAAAATTAGTTTTAGGAGAAGAAGAGATTCAAAGTTTATTGGATGGAGAAATTTGTACATTTAACTTTATTCCAACAGAGGATACTGAATACAAGGATCGAGTCAGCGTTCACATTCATCACTCAAGAGATGATGTGCCATTATCAGATTCTATGAATTTAAGTGTTGACAATCTCGCAGAAGTTTAATAGGATATTATTATGCAAAACGAAATTACAGAAGGAGATCAAATCCTAGAAGAGTTGTCAGATATTAACGAAGATGCGATTATACTTGAGCCTCGCTCCACTTTTAATCGTGCGATTATCGGAAGTGATACTGATTGCAGAATTGTATATTCAGTAACCAAGATCATTCGTGCATTGATGGATGAAGATGATATGGACGAACAAGAAGCACTTGAATGGTTTGAGTTTAATACCCTTGGAACATTTAATGGCATGGAAGACAAAAACAAACCTATTTTCATGTATGATGAGTTTATTTTCTAAAATTTTTAATGTGTTTAAACCAACTCCAAAGTTGAGTAAAAAACAAATGAACGAATTAATTGGTGAAGTTATCAATAAAAACGAATCTCTTCTTGAACGATTGGGTGATGATAAGTCTCCTCCGATTATAGGAGACGATTACCCAACCTACGAACAACTAATCGAAGAACATGAATCACAAAATTCTAAGTAAAGTGCAAGAACAACAAGAAGAAAAAATTGATTTAATTAAATCAATCAAAGATTTAGAAATGGAACTTGAATTTATGTACTCAAGAGAACCCGATGAAATAAAATATATTTCTAGCTTAGAAAAGTCGATAGACGAATTATACGAAAAATTAGATAAAATTAGCGATGAGAACAACTGAACAACAAAAAAGAGACGAAGAACCAACCATCGATGATATGCGTTATGATCTTGCTGAAAGAGAAGCAATGAATATGGGTGTAAGCGAAATTATAGAAATTCTTATTAATGGAATTCAAGGATTAGATGAAATGCCCGACATTGAAGTGAAAGATGAGTGGGATTATTATTTTAAGGTTGACAAAGATTAAAACATAGTACATACTTATACTCATGCAAACATATAGACAAGCACTAACAGAAGAGTTACAAAGATTGGTTAAACAAGAATCATTTAATGTTAATCATGCAAAAGACATAATTGAATTGTATGATGACGAAGTTGAAGATCATAGTAGTGAGACTGCATACGACAAAGCAATGCAAGACATTGACAATGTAAAAAATGGAGAGTGGGATTTATGAATTATACAGATGATAATATAGAGTTAGTTTCACAAAAAATTGTAGACGATATGGACTTAGATGATTTGATGAGTTATGTCTATGATGACCTTTGTGCTATTATGGATAAAGATGAAGAATTATTTCATGTAAATGTAGAAAACTTTATAGAATGAAAATTACAAACAAATGGGAAGAAACCTTTGAAGTAAATGTTGGTGATTGGGTAGGATTCAAATCCGACATTGAGCAATGTGGAAAAGTAAAGCAGATTCAATCAAGAGGAGCGTTGATAGTTGAAAATAAAAATGGATTCGATGGAGACTATATCGGTGGAGATACCGAAGCATTAGTTGGATTTGATGAAGTGTGGAAAGAGTATAATTAAATAAAATTTAATATGAGATTAACAAAATATCAAAAAGCAAGAATGTTGGAATTCGGTTGGGATGTAGTTGAAAGTGAGACTGATGGAGAAATTCAGAATTGCTCTTGGATCAGTATAGATTCAGAAGATGGAATTATATATAACGATGCAGTAAAACTTTTCGGATTGAGTGGAGACGGCAAAGACATTAAACTTTTAGTTGTTGGCACAAGAGAAGAAGGTGAAGAAGACGAAGAGTTATGAAGTTATCTGAAGCAATAGAATTAGTATTGAATGAAGCAGAAACATCTGCCGTTGGAGATTGCGAAGAGAATCCAAATAGCAAGAGAGTTATGGAAGCATTAGATGTTGTGCGAGATTTCTATGATAATCACGGCAAGCATTTCAAGAATTTCTCAATAAATGAATTTGACTGCCATCATCACAATCATGCAGATTTTATAGACGATGAAGAAAAGATGAAAGACTTTAACGAGTTAAGTAAAGAAGAATTTTTATCAAGTTATAGTTACATAACAGAAGAAGAATACAATCTAACAAGATTAGAACAAAAAAAGATTGACACATTATAATCTATAGTCTAGTATATAAAGAATAAACAATAAAAACCAAATTGAAAAAATGAATTATTTTAAAAATGCGAAAGTAAATTGGAACACATGGAGTCCCGAAGACATTATATTCAAAAGTAATAATGTTATTAAAAAGTTAATGCCACAAGAAAATGTGTTAAGCTATAAAAGCAAGAGTGATCGTGATGCACAGATGTGCAAAAAGACGAACGGCAAATTGCATACGAGTTCATGGAACAATGGCTCATATCATGGAAGTGAGAATTATCGTGCAGTTCATGTGCAACTTAAAGATGTTAAGTCAGAATTTCCTAGTGCGAATGTTGACTTTGTTGATTGCACTCACAGAAAAGATAGCGTTGGTAATAATCTTGGGCGAGTTAATATATTGATTTACATAAATTCATTTCATTGCGAATGGGAGTGGAAGAGAGATCAGCATGGAAACTATACCAAGCATCGAGGTCAGAATATTTGCCCTCTTGAAGAAGGTTACAGAATTTGTTATGGAGGACAAGGAGATAGCAATTCACTTAGTTACAACGAATTTTCTGAGTTATTAGATATAACAGAATCAGTTCGCAGATTTCTTTTTGAAGTTTTAGTTCCTCATCAACAAGGTATAGAGTTAGTTGCATGAGAATTTTTGTTCGATCAGATATGATATTAATGTCGAATCAAAAATCAGATATTGAATTCGCAAAACGATATAAACTTAAAGAAATTAAACAAATTAAAAAATGAAGTGGAAAACAGAAACTCGAAAAGGTGGAGCAGAAATTTATGTTGAATGTGAAAATCGTTCTATTTTTGTTGGCGAAGGATATAGCAATTTAGAATATGGCGAAAGTATTGTCTTAGCAAGCGTTATTGAAAAAGCGTTAAACGAATACGAAGAAGAGTATGAATGTCACGATAAAGGATCGAACCAACATTTAAATACAATATGTGATGACGAACATGGAAATTCTTTATGAACAATTTAATTTATAATTTACCCGATGTTTTTTATGCAATTAATGTTTTAATTGCTTGTGGAGTTGCCTTACTTTTTATGTTAATCATAACAAATTCTTTTGGAGATTAAAAATAGGTTCACCTCTTAATGTGAGTGATTTCAGTAATTCGTGATAGTTTACTAGTAACTTGATCTTATTGAATGAGCAAGATCTACCATGTCCGATCAGCAGAAAAAGACTAGCAAGTAATTCGATTACTACTATATTGGAGTTAGTCACGGATACTCTCCGTGCAAATATTTAAAATATGAAAATAAAATTAGGAATACGAGGAAGCACAGATGCAATCAATCATATTATCGTCAAAATAGATGATCTTATGCTTATAAATGCAAATAACTTATTTTTAGTTGGAGATGAAGAGAGAATTAAAATAGGAAAAAATTTAGTAGAATTATTAGATTCCCTTTCAAAAGATCACGAAATATCTGTTGGTGAAAATGTCGCCAAGGAAATAGAAAGAGAATTAAACTTAAAAAACAACGAAATTAAAAAATATTCAAATGAATGATTTAACTTTATCGACAATATTTATTTGTTGTATTATGCTCGCATTCATAATTGATTTCTATATTAGAAAATAAAAGGCTTGACAAGAACTAGAATTTGCTTTATTCTTTAATTATGAACAAAACATTTGAAGTAGAAATTGCAAGTACGACATATCGCACATACGAAGTAAAAGCTAAATCACCAAAAAAGGCTCAAGAATTGGCTTTATCACAAATGGATGGAGATTGGGAGATTAGTAAAGCATGGAAGCAAAATGCAGAAGTTTCATATTGCGAACCTCTTGGTGGAACATCTAGTATGGATAATGATGAGTTTGGAAAGTATATCAGAGGAGAATAAAAGATGAGTGGCGAAGGATTATCAGTAAGTTTTAGAAGAACAAGTCAGACTAAAGAATCGAATAATGAACTTCTTTGCAAGTTTCAAGATTTAGTTTATTCCAACAAGAAGATCATGTCTCACATGAAATGGTATGGCAAACTATATAGTGTTCAATTAATTGAGCATGGTGATGAAGAGTTACAAAAATGGCAACAAGAAGATGTTGCAATAAAAGATAGTTTTCAATTCTATATCAGCGTTTACGAGTCTTGGGGCGATGATTCAAACTATTATGAATGCCATAAAACAGAGGGAAGTTTTGTTTCAGTTGCACAAAAATTTGCGTTAGATTATAATTTAATGTATTTTCCTTTTGGTTTCCCTTCTGAATGGATTGAACAAGAAATAATTGATGGAGAAAAAAATTGGAATCATTTTAAAGTAAAAGCCGATGATAAAAACATTGACAGAATATGTGATGTATGGTATAATTATAGCATAATCAGAATAAGTAAAGATACAGATAAACATTGGAGCGAAACTAAAGAACAAATTAAAAATTTAATGAATAAAGAAAAATGTGCGATTACTCAATAATAGAAGGTTGTATTAGGCAAAGTTCAGATTTGCCGATTCAAAAAGAAGATCACGATAAGACAATGGAAAGATTCTACAACTGCACAGAAGAAATTGCAAATGTAATAGAAAAGCATTACGAAGAAATTTATATTGAAGACATGGACAGAATCAATACTTTATTGCAAGAAGAAATTAATGAAGCTAAAAGAAATCAAGCTAGAGAAAATTACCTTAAAGATATAAATGGCGGATCAAAATGAAAGACGAAATCTTAGTTGAACATAAAATTTTAAGCAATAGAAGCGAACCTCTTTATGTAGTTACTTCTGTTCACGCACAAGCAATTAACAATATGACTCGCAAGAAAAGTCTTGATGAGGTTGATCTTGAATCACTTAAATCTTTAGGTTTTGCGATTGCGTATAATAAACTTGACGAGAATGGCGATAAGTGCTATATTAAACATAACGAGCGAACATTCGCACAGAAGATGAAGAAAAAGAAAGATATTAGAAGTTTCAAACAAGACCCAAGAGACGAGATTCCATTTTGAAGTATAACATTTCATACAAGGATAACGAAGAAGACAAACAAATAAACTTTCATACAGAGAAGAACATGATTACCTACTTAAATAAAAACATAAATTATTTAAATACATTAAATCATGTTTACTTGAATTTCAAAACAATCAAACTTTCATTAAAACAAACTATATGGAGAAAAAAATAAATGCAAGAAATAATAAATAAAATATACGAGCGTATGGAATTTTGTGCAAACGCACACACACTTTGCCAAGAGGAAGAACAAGCATACATTTCAGAATTAAGTTGTCTGAACGAAATTTTAGATCAAATTGAAGGATTTCCTTGGGATCATCTACAAACAACCAAAGCTAATTAAACAAAAAAAACTATAAAATAACATGAGCAAAAAAGCAACCACAAGAAGAAACACTTCAAAAGAACAAAGTGCAAAATTACATGAAGTCTCAAAAAAGGTTTCGCATTCGGGTGCAAAGCCTCTTGTGCCACACATTGATATGCCGAATGTAATGGTCACTCAAAAGGTTCGCAATGCCCAAGATCGCAGAAGACAATCAAAGTAATTTATTTTTACAATTAACAGAGCGTTGGCAAGATGGACAATATGCTCAAGTCGCAGACTATATTCGACATGACATTGTATTTTCAAATCGGGCTAATTTAATAGATTTTTGCTTGTATTTATCTAAACACTTGGGAATCAAAGAATTAAAAATCTTACAAAAACTAATTTAAATGCTTGACATCAAGCTAAAAATTTCGTATTATTATAACCATGACGAAAACATTGCAGACATTATATAAAGTAGATACTAAAGGAAAATTGCGTGAGTGGACGATGCACATCGATGGTGCATCCTTTTATGCAGTTAAAGGCTTGGTTGAGGGCAAGAAGACCCAAGATAAAGCTACAACCACAATCGCCAAGAATGTTGGGCGAAGTAATGAAACAACTCCCGAAGGTCAAGCAGAATTGCAAGCTCAAGCTAAATTCCAAAAGAAATTGGATAGTGGGTATGCCCTCAACGAGATAGATGCACAGAAAAAAAAGTTTTATGAGCCAATGCTTGCACACAATTTTAAAGATCGTCAAGACGAATTGGTTGGTAAGTATCCTCATTTTTCGCAACCAAAGCTAGATGGCATTCGTTGTGTTGTTCGCAAAGAAGATGGAGAACTCGTAGGACGAACTCGCAATGGTAAGGAGATAGAGTGCATACCTCATATCCTTAAAAGCCTAAATGGGTTCTTTCTCGCTCATCCAAACGCTATTCTCGATGGTGAACTATACAACCATGATTTGCGTGAAAACTTCAACAAGATTACATCACTTGTTCGCAAGCAAAGACCAACCAAGTCAGCAAGTATGACTGATAAAGCATTTGCCAAAAAGCAAACTGAATATCAAGAACGACTCGCAGAAGCAGAAGATACTATTCAATATCATGTATATGATGCACCAAAGATCAATGATGTTGTAAATGAAAACCAATCGTTTGATTTTAGAATGGATGAACTAAAAGCTAAACTAATGACAAACAAACATATTATATTAGTTGAAACAAATGAAGTATATTCTCTCGGCAATCTAAATAGTTTGTATGAACAATATCTTGAACAAGGATACGAAGGACAAATGGTTCGCAAATCACTATCTAAATATGATAACAAAAGAAGTACATCATTATTAAAAAGAAAAGAATTTATTGATGCAGAATATAAAGTTGTAGATATTAATATTGGAAATGGCAATCGTAGTGGAACTGCAAAACATTTAGTGTGTTATTGTCCGAAAACAAATACCACATTCAATTCTAATATTAAAGGTTCATTTGAATACCTCAAAGAAATCTATGATAATCGCAAAGATTATATTGGTCAGTTAGCAACCATTAAGTATTTCCAACTTACTCCCGATGGAATTCCAAGGTTTCCTTATGCAATAGGTTTTAGAAATTATGAATAAACATATGTTAAACATATATGTTACATATAAGCCAACATATCAAACAACTATAAACAAGCATACCAAGGAATGCCTCATAGAAACCTCGTAAGATACCCTATTAATCATCCCTATATACTATAACACCATATACCATTCTATATAAGGAAAACAATACAATATAATAAGAATATTAGTATAGTAAATAATAGATTAAAATATAAAATAAAAATATAAATAAAATTATTAAAATGTGGGGTAAAATGGGTGATAGTGGGTTGCCCGACTTAAATATATAAAATAAAACATTCGATTATAACTTAATAACAAAAGAAAAATAATGCAAATACAAATAAATAATTATAGAATTAGAAGATATGATAGTTTAAACTTGTGTGTTGAAGTAAAAAAAGAAAAACAACAAGCAAAAAATCCATATGGAAGGAACGGCAAGAGTGGTAGCGAGCCAATCGCACAAAATAATTCATCAAATAATGTACAATATAAGTGGCATTTAATTGGATATTATTCTACATTAGATTATTGTTTAAAGAAATTGGTCGAAGATTGTCTTTCAAATGATGAAGAAATTAATACAATACAAGAAATAATAAATAAAATAACGCAATTACATGAAAAAATTAATAAAATTAGTGCTGATAATGAGAGGTTTATTGAACAAAATATTCTATCAAGTTGTGCGGATCAAGAGGATCAAGTCGAGCAACTCGCCAAGAAAGCAATCAATCAAGCGTAATTCTCATGGATTTCCAACTCTTTACAAAGATTAATATAATAAGTCATTATCTTTCAATTATTTACAAAATTTTATAATTATTTACATTTATTCTTGACTTGTCTTTTATTATATTGTATAGTATATAGTATATTATGAATGAGAAAACTAATAGTCCACCGCCAATGAGCAAAGATAAAATGCTTCAGATGTATAAAGAGGCGGTGAAAACTGCCCCAACACAACAAATCAAGCAAGATTTAGAGAAAGAATGTTGTAAATTAGAAGAAAGCATGGATGTAACAGAGTCTAGTTTGCATAATACGCAAGATATTGATGTTCCACCACTAGAAAATAAATAAAATAATAAATAAATATACTTAATTGCATAAAAAAATGGATGAATTACAAAAGATAAGTGCCGAAATAATAGAAATATTCAATACAAAGATAAATAAACTATCAACTGATGATGCCGAAACCATAAATCTCTGCAATAATAGCATGAATTTTTACATGGAATTAGGCGAGCGAGAAAAAGCATTGTGGGAAGCTAAATATACATTACAATTATTAAATAATATAGTAAACAATGGCAAATAAATATACCGATGAAGATGTATTACATTTATCATATGAAATAATACAATTAATTGAACAAAATATTTCTTGTTTTGATGATGAAGAAACAGAGAATGTTATTACAAGTAATGAGAGTATCGGATTTCATATAGGTAATGATAATATAGATAGGGCATATATAGAAGCGACTAATTTAAAAGAATATTTAATAAAATTAAAAAACAATAATAAGTAATGCACGCACGAAGAGAAATAGATCATATATTAGATGAAGTTAATGAAATAATTGCAAAAAATAAAACATCAAATAAAGAAAGCGAAGATGACAAGGCAATGCTTGAACACTTGTACGCAACAATCAATCTCAAAACAAACGATGGCAAATATGCCAAAGGAATGTGGACTGACTCGCCCGAATTTAATTGTACAAATATTTACGACAAATAAAGTGTAATGTTATTTCGAGGAGAAATGGCAGAGTGGTCGAATGCGGTAGTTTGCTAAACTGCTGAAGGGTTTAACACTCTTCCGAGGGTTCGAATCCCTCTTTCTCCGCCACTTAATTATACAAATATTTTTATCAAATAATGGGGGTAGTAGCTCAGTTGGTTAGAGTGTCTGCCTGTCACGCAGAAGGTCGCGAGTTCGAGTCTCGTCTATCCCGCCATTAACAAAAGAATTTATAGAATCCAAATAATTTGCCTAAGTGGCGGAATGGTAGACGCTACGGACTTAAAATCCGTTGCTAGTAATAGCGTGAGGGTTCAAGTCCCTCCTTGGGCACACCACTTTTTTAAAATTAGTTCTTGACAATCGCCAAATCTTCTGCCATACTTGTAATTATGAAGAAAAACGACTTGAATAGAATAGAAGATGCGATTTATGATATGGGCGGTACGAATGCAGATCAAGTAGCAAAGGTAAGTTCTACCTTGGAGAAACTAACTGATCAAATATCTATCTCAAATGGATATGCAGATGATGTAAGAAAAGAATTATCTGATTTAAATAAAACACTAATGTTGATTGCTCAAATAATAAGAAATAAATAAACAAATTTTTGCATGATATAAAATGCTTTATTATAGTATTTACTCTTATACAATATAATATACTAAATAAACAATACAATTGCATGATATAAAAAGCAAAACAATACAACTCAAATAAACACTTAATTATATAAAATAAATTATAGAATATGATATACGAAATAATACATTCAATAGTAAGTTGCGTAGGAGCAATAACAATTCTAACATTAATATCTTTTGCAGTAGATAAAGCATATAGATTAATCGCAAATAAAATTTAATAAAATTATGAATCAAATAAACTCAAATAAATACTTAGTTGGAAAAAAGAAAAGTGGAAAAGGGATGTTCGGCTCAAAGGGCGGACAAGCTACTCCAACAGGAGCATTCGGGGGAAAAAGTAAATTCAACAAAAAAAGACTTGACAACAAATCCTAATCTGATATACTTAGGGTTATGAATTATTGCGAAGAACAACTAGAATATCTTGAGTGGCAAGCTCAAGCAGAAAAAGAAAAGAATGTCAGTCCATGCGATCTCGCAGAGGGAGTATATATGTTAGTAGACGATGCGAGTCCGAGCGAATCGCCTCTTTATTTTCGTTCACTTAAAGGTGCAGTTGATTGGGCAGAGAATGACAATCAATACATTTCTTATCAAGGACAAGAACAATGGTCTGTTTATAGAGTTGGAGGAAAAGTACTATGACATTTCAAGAAATCGACATTAAAAATATTGACGGCATGATACCAAATGGTAGCGAACTCGCAGTTATTGACAGAAAGTATTTAATGAAAGATGATCTCGATCAAGCATTGATTCTTTATGGATGGGATGAAGTAGGAATGTTCGATCATGAATTTGATCTTCCAACATATGGATTCATTTCTTAAAAAAAAGACTTGACAATATATTACATTCTGATATACTAGAATACATAAAACAAATTGCTAAAACTAATTAACCTAAAAATTATATAAAATTATGAGTATTGCGAAAAATGCGAGAGCGAGCCAAGTAATGGCAGATATTAAAAGTGGTAAACACACACCTGCGAACAAGCAAGGTAAGTTTGCAAATTATGGATCAGTTGCCGAGGATAGTATATACTATTCCACCAAACTATCTCAAAAAGCAGATGCAGTTCGCATTGCACGAGTCGAAGCAAGCCGAGCAAGATTAAGATTGAAAGGAATTTTTATTTAACTTGACATTTAATCTAAAATCTGACACACTATAATTATGCACAAAAAAATTGAACAACCTGTTAGTTCCTATACTGAATTCCAAAAGCTCGCATGGGCAAGCACCAAAGCGATTCCTGCTATCGGAACTAAATTGAATGTAAAAATTAATGGAATTGGCGAATCAATCGTCAAGAAGTATTTCGTAGAGTACGGCTTTATAGGAATGCTCGTTAAGCCTCTTAATCCTCCGACTTGGTACATTAGCCAAAACGGAAAGGATGCTGAATGCCATGTTTATCCTGCTGAATGCACTGAGCTTGAGGTTCGTGATGATGACGGAAAGGTAGACAAGGATTTCTATGATTCAACTCTAGCTCAACAAGGATGATCAAGCCACTATCCCCAAAAGCCTCGATGTTCGCCACAGAACAAGAACTTCGCAACGAGCTAACTGAAAAAGAATATGTATATGTTAAACTCGCCAAGCTAAATGAATTTATTGCTGATCTTTATCATTGCACACAATATCCAAACAATAAAATAATTGATGCAAATAATACATACAAATACATCAATCAAATACAACAAGACTTATTAAGAATAAATAGATTAGCAAATAATAAAATTACAAATATATAAAAAAGTACTTGACTTTTAATCAAATATATAGTATAATACTCGTATAACAATTGAGAAATAAACTCAATCAAATAAAATAATTGATCTTTTACATTTTAAAAACAAGTTGGAGTTTAATACGTCATTCTGTAGATCAGAGTTTACATTCTCATTTCAATTTGTTTTAACTTTGGATGTTCTCGACGGAGACATCCTGTGGGTGACCGAATAAGCCTGTCGTGAGCGGGCTAAAGTATGCAGATCCCTGTGGTAGGGTTGGTAGAGTTCAATCGAATGAGCCAAATGACAATACCATGTCTAGTCTGTAGTTTGAAGTAGGTACACAATGAACTGATGTTCACGCCGAAAAATTGGAGGTATACAGTAGTCCTTCCCCACACCATTTTCTTAATCATGCATTCTAGCCTACTCAAGGTTTATTCCTTGGGTAGGTTTTTTTGTTTGACAATGATTCGAAATCTGTCATACTAGTACTCATGAACACATTAAAAAACATTCTCGCGAACTACGGATATATAACCAAACCACAACTCGCCGAACTCAACGAACACTTTCCACACATGAGAGTAGTAATCAAATGGGGCGGAATGCAAAGAGAACGCATGCCTGTTTGGCGTGCAATTCAACGCATCGAAGATGTAGAAAATAGAGATGTCGACTATTGCAGAGAAGTATTTTTCTCGAGTAAAGAATGCGACAATCTTCGCACAACACTCCACATTGCACAATAACCATAAACAAAAAAAACATATGATTAATCCAGCAGAAGTAACAAACTATAATAGAACACAATACGAATTAGAAGAATTTATCTTATTTTGTATTAATGTAGCAGGAAAGAAAAGTTCAATCGAAGCACCTAAATTAGAAGTGTTTATTGAAAGAGCAAAAGATATAACAAAAGAAACTACTCCACTTAATTGTATAAGAAAATTGATTAAATTGGGCCGGTTGCAGGAGATCATGCATTGGGCAAAGCTTAGCCCATACAAGCAAAGATACAATTCTTATGTTGCTGTATCCAAGATTCAAGACCTTCAAACCGTTACTCTTAACCGTTTACTACAGGTTGCTGGCATCGGGCTCAAAACAGCAAGATTCTTTCTTTCTCATAGTCGCGAAGACTTTGACGAACCAATGCTCGATACACATATCTTAAGGTTCCTTCGTGATCAAGGATACAGTGACGCCCCAAAGAGCACGCCGACCAACGAGAACACTTATCATTATTTCGCGAACATCTTTAAGAGTATTGCTCGACAACTAGGTAAGTCAGTGACTGATCTTGATTTAGAAATCTGGAAGAAGTATTCTGGCACAGCATAGTGGATCCGACTTTAATTATTGTCGTCTCAATAATCCTAGGTCTCATCCGCGCAGCAATCGAAAATAAAAACGAAGATTATTAAAACCCAAAGCAAATATTCCCTTGTTCAAATAACACAACCAAATACCAATTATATATATTACAAATAAGGGGGGAACAAATAACAATCCAAATAAATAAAGAAAATAAAATAAAAATAAATTCAGAAAAAAAAAGAATAAAATTATAATTTACATAAGTCGTTGTATATCAACAAGTTGCGGAAAATCCGCCTAGGCAGTTTGCTATAAGTATTTGAAGTTCAACGCTTTACGTCTTATATAAATTTTTTTTGAAAAAAGTCTTGACAGGTGTGACTAACTAGTTCATAATTATAACTATGAAAACGATTGATATGACTCCCTCATGGCAAGCAACAGTTTCTATTTGCGTAGAAATTCTGCAAAGCCCAAAAGCAGGTCATGCCTGCAAACAAAACGCTATTGCTGAACTCAAGCGTTTGGCTAAATTTGTTGACGATCTGAAAAAAGAGGGTTGACAACACGCAAAAATCTGTCATACTTATATACATGATCAGCACTAAACCTAACGAAAAAAGATATAAGATTGACTTTGGTAGTCCTGTTTTTGTTTACAAAAATCTTCACAAAAAATGTTGGAGCATCAAGCAAAACGGATTGGTCAAGGCTCACACTAAATTATTGGCAATGTATAGTTGCACTTTCAAGGTTAGCAAGAGTGGGCGAGAAAGAGTTTTAAAAGAACAGCGTAAAAATGTTCATGCAGGAATCGAGGGTTATATAGAGAATTGGCAAATGGGTGATTGGAGAGAATCTCATCCCACCGCACGACCTGTTTCATACAACCCATATAAGTATGAGAATTTTGTTGACAAGGACACGGAACAAATGGTAGACTATGCTATTGCCGTAAGATTAGAACCCAAACAAGTATTAGCAGTATTATGAATGAAACACAAATGACCAAAACAAGTATCCAAAAAGAGATTATTGACCAATTTGACTATTTAAGTCCGAGAGAGTTAATGGTGATTTTCGAGTTAATCTTCGGAATGGGAGAAGTTCAACTAGATGAAGTAGATTGGAGCAAGTAATTATGACACAAGCAAAAATTAGAGAAAACATTTTAAGCATCGTTCGAGGAGAAATGGCATACGCAGATCCAATGTCCAAGGTTTGCTTGGAGCAGAACGAGCGTCACCCCGAAAAGTTTCCACTTGGAAGTACATTTCAATCAGCCGAAGAAGTTTTAGAAGACATCATTTTAAGTTTGACATCATTGCAAAATGAGCTTAGAATAGAGTCTTCATTTCAATCAGCACAACTATAAACACAAGGAAAAAATCATGGGATTAGATCAGTACGCATACGCACGACCACCACGCAAACGCAATTCAGACAACGATATTCAAGTTGCCGAGTGGAGAAAACACAATCGCTTACAAGGTTGGATGGAAGACCTTTGGCAAAGCAAAGGTTGCCCAAATGCTAACGAAGATGGTGATTTTAATTGTGCAGTATTACCACTCACATCTGAAGATATTGATTCTCTTGAAGATGCGATTCTTAACTTTGAGTTACCCCAAACAGACGGATTCTTTTTTGGTTCTGATTCTTATTTTTGGACTGACGAAAATGATGAACCTCATGCCGATAACGATTATTGGTACAAAGAATCTGACTTGGCATTCATCAAAGAAGCAAGAAAAATGCTTGAGAAGAAGTACAGAATTTTTTACTCTTCTTGGTATTAAGGCTTGACTTTCGCTGAAAATCTGACAAACTATAAATTATGAGCATGACACTAGAAACACCACAACAAATTAACGCATTCCGATTACGGACTCTCGCAAGAGGAATAAAATTGGAAATGAATGGACTAAAGATGTCGAGAGGTAGAAGTTGCTACTCGATTGTAAAATCTGAATTCGGATTCAAGGGCAACAAGCAATCTGTTCTTGACCAATTACTCAACCACATGGAGGGATAAGGATGAACGAATATATTGATGCAGTATGCGAGGGACAACCTCTTGACAAACCAAGTTTCAACCAAGATTCAGAGCAATGGGAATTGTACTTTGAAGAGTCTGCCACGCCTTGGCATCCTTATGACTCAAGGGATTTAATCGCAGTAAGTTTTGACTCTGCCCAAGAAGCAGAACAATCTTACAACCACTATTCACAACCTAACCAAGGATAAGATATGCGAAATTCTCGAATTGAAAACCTTAGGAATAAAGTTCGCAATATGGGCTACGCTTTGGCTCAAGCTGAATTGCGAGGCTTGAGGGGAGAAGAATTGTTTGCTAAGAAATTGGCTCACAACCTTCTTCTTGGTGAACTTTACTCTCTCGAAAAAAGAGTATAGTTAAAGGGGCGGGCTTGGGAAAACCCAAGCTCGCCTTAGCCTTTGCTATTCAACGACTTACGGAAAATCGCCCTGGCCGGTTTGCCCTAACTCATTGATATTCAGTAACTTACAACAACTTTAACTTTATCAAAAAAAGGTTGACTTGTCGGAATTTTCTGTCATACTTGTATTTATGAATGCTAAAGAAAGAATGCAAGAATGGAAAAAACTTCCCACCAATACAATTTCTTGGGAAACCTTTAAACGCTTAGTTGGTCAATTTGGTACAGAAGAAGGTGTCAAAAAAGCCCAAAAGATTATCGAAAAAAAAAGCTTGACATTACATCATTTTCTGTCATACTAGTATACATCAAGACGATAACTGAACTTAAAAAAAATTAGTCGAAACAAAAAAAACTTAATCGAAGAAAAAAAAAGCTTGACAAAAACCAAAAACTTTAGTATAATTAACCCATCAAAGACGATAAACCAACACTAAAAATTATGAATAAAAAAATTGATCTCTCCGTATGTGGCACAAAAAGAATTGACTTTAGCGAAGTAAAGTCCGTACAGACTCCCGAAAAGACTGAGTCTTGGCAACCAATCGGTCATGCGTTCCTTGTTGATCGTGTGCAAAACCAAATCCAAGACAATGGTTGGGAAATTGTTGACACTTACCATTCTCTTCACCGATTCGGTCAGCGTTACTTCGGTCTCTTTCACATCAAGAACACAGGTTCCGATTCTGATGATCGTGGCACAATTCTTGGTCTTCGCAACTCGCACGACAAATGCTTTCCAGCAGGTTTGTGCATGGGCAATGCTCCATTTGTTTGCTCCAACCTTATCTTCACTAACGAAGTGACTCTTGCAAGACGGCACACAAAAAACATTTTGACTGACTTGTCTCAAGTTATCGCTCGCACTCTCGGCAAGATGACTGAGACATGGGCAAGCGATGAGAAACGCATCGAAGCATACAAGGAGTATGAACTTGGCAACGAGCAAGCTCATGACCTTGTTATCCGTGCATACCAAAATGGTGCGATCAGCAAGGGCAAAATCGCTGATGTAGTCGAGCAATGGCACAAACCCGAACATGATGACTTTTCTGCTCGGAATATGCACTCATTGTATAACGGCTTTACTCATGTCCTTAAAGGTGGAGTTCATGCCTTACCAAATCGTTCTCTCGCATTGCATGGTGTTCTTGACTCCGAAGTCGCACTTGTAAAGTAATCATTCTTAATCACAAACCAAACACAAACCTAACAAAAATTAAAATTATGAAAAATCAAGCAAAACTCAAAAATGTAGTTGATAGTCTCAAAGGTCGTTTCGTTTCTCTTCTTGTCAAGCAAGGTGAGCAACGCAAGGTCTTCTCTGCTAAAGTCAATAGCGTGACTTCTCGTCATGTTATGTTTTCGGACATGAATGGAGCAAATCGTCGAGTTAATCGTCGCCATGTTCTTCGTGCGACTTGTGCTAACAAATCTTTTAAGAGGTCAGTTGGTTAATCGCAAGCTCGGAAACGAGTAGGCTAAAGCCTCCCTTCGGGGAGGCTTTTTTGCATCTTGAATTATTGTTTCGTAAGTCGTTGCAGGCCAGGCAGTTATGGAAAACGGGCCTAGGTTTTTTTTCGTAAGCCTTTGCGTATCAACGACATCCGCAACAAAACTTTTTTTACTTTTTTTGCATTTAGGGGTTGACTTTGCACCTTATTCTGTCATAATGGAATACATGATTAAGACAACACTTCTCACATCAGGTAATCAAAAAATTCTCAAAGGCGAGAAATTAGGTTACATAACGAAAGGCATTCACTTTGCCCCAGCAAGTCTTTCAGGCTTCGAAGTTTGCCGTTGGCGTTCTAAAGGTTGCACGGCATCTTGCCTCAATACGGCAGGTCGTGGACAAATGAATTCAATTCAAGAATCTCGTGTCGCCAAGACAAAGTTGTTCTTCAATCATCAGTTAGACTTTCTTGCGAAGCTATCGAAAGAAATTTCTAATTCAATTAAGAGTGCAACGAAGAAAGGAATGAAATCGGTTTTCCGACTTAATCTCACAAGTGATGTAATGTGGGAATCTGTTTTCTTTAACGAAGATCAGCCAAAGTCAATCTTTGATAAATTTTCGGATGTTCAGTTTTATGATTATACGAAATCATTTAAAAGAATGTGTTCTTTTCTCGACAAGCCTTTTATTAAGGGCGAGGAAAAGTTTCCCTCTAATTACCACTTGACTTTTAGTCGCTCGGAAACAAACGATACAAAATGCGAGATGGTTCTTTCAATGGGTGGCAATGTTGCCGTTGTATTTCGCAATCAATTACCTAAAACATGGAAAGGTTTTGAGGTTGTCAATGGTGATGATAATGACCTTCGCTTTCTTGATAAGAAAGGTGTTGTTGTTGGGCTTATCGAAAAAGGCATGGCAAAGAAGGACTCAACGGGATTTGTTCAAGAAGGGGTAAACTCATAATGAAAGCAAAAACTTATTCAGTTAGAAAACATTGCAACCAAAAGAATAAAACTTTTTTTATCATTGATTACCAAGTTAATGAAAGAGTGGAAAAGCAAATTCAATTCACTTATCTTGAGCATTACTTGCAATTCACTGACTTATTGAAACAATTAGACTACAAAGAAGTATTGACAAACAAAAGCATTCCAACTATTATTAAAGCATGACAGACACTTATTACGATTCAGCCGAAGATTTAATGATTAGCCAAGCAAGAGCATTTGAAGAACTCTCAAAACATGGTTGCCAAGATATTCATCAATTTATTTTGGACATGGGCGACAAAGAAGAGTATAACGCACAAAAAGTATTGGAATGGTTAGGATATTAAAATGATTAAAGCATTATTATTTACATCAATTTTATTAACCTTTAGTGCATACATTTTATTATGTATTTATGCAGATGTCATAAACTGTTGGCTATGAACTAGTTAGGGCAAAAAGCCCTGGGCGTTTTCGCGCAAGTCATTGAGCATCAAGAGCTTGCAACTATTTTCATTTTTTTGCATTTAGGGGTTGACTTAGTTTGAGATTCTGACATACTAATACTTACCAACACGATCAAACTAATCTGCAAATTAGTGGTGATTAAGAGAGGTGCGGATTGCAGTCCTAATTATACTCTTGTGGGTTCGACTCCCTCCGTGTTTGGTATCATTTTATTATTCACTAAAAAAACACTTGACTTCACAAAAAATTCTGTCATACTATTAATTATGAAAGCGAAAAAAATTAAGATAAGACAATCCATTCTCTTTACAAAAGCTCGCCCTTTCAAGATGAAAAACAAAATTCTTGATCGGAAACTAAAACACAAAACCAAATTGACTTATGTATCTTAACGATCCAAACCACTTGCAAGTCCAAGATGTTGACTCGCTCGAAGCAAACGAATTAGTTATGGCATTCATCCATGACAATATGATCGAGCCGATGACCGACAAGAATATGCTTGACAACAATCAGCTTTCAATGTTAAATGTAGTTGGTAGTGCGTTAAAGTGCATTGCTCAAAAAGCTCACGCTTACGAAACTCTCACAGAATCGCAAGACTCATCTATTTACCGAAACTAAATGAACAAAGAAAAACATCTAATCACCAAAAGTAAAGACGGATGTGTTGTCCTTATTAAAGCAGAGAAGAAGACCGAACAGACCGATGTCTTTATCTCGCAAGCAACATTCGAGAAAAACATATCAAGCAAAACATTCGTAAAACACGCAACACTCACACACAATAACAATCCAATATACATCTACCATGAAGACCTTTGATGACTTAAATTTTAACTCTCACCCAAGTGCAAAAGATTTGGGAGTCCAAGCAAGTATAACTTTCGATAATGGTTACGCTATTAGCGTTGTATCTAATGTGGATGGAGGTCAATGCTTCTATGGCAATCACCCTGATACTTACGAAGTTGCAATCTTTAATCAGCGTGGAGATTTTGTTCCATTGCAACCTTTTGACGATGTTCTTGGTTGGCAGGATAGAATGCAAGTTTCTAAGTTGATGAGTCAATTTCAACAAGATGGAGTGCAACACGAAAAACTTTTGCTTTCAATCAAGCAAGATCGGTATAACGAACTAGACGAAAAACACAAAGAAAGAGTAAACAATGATTAGTTACCAAATACTTAAAAACGGAGAGCCTGCCGGAATTGTTGGCACGCTCGATTATATTGTCAACGCCATTCGTAATCTCGAATCAGATCTTGATCGAGTAACTGAACATTCACCTTATACAATTGAATTGGTCAAACGAACGGCAAAAATGTAAATACCAAATACAATTCTGTGGGCAGCAAATACTAAATACTCAAATACCAAATATTTAAATAACAAATACAAATACATAAATAATGATTTGAACTAAGAAATCCGAATGTGTTGAGTATCAACGACTTGCGAAAAAAGGCCTAGGATCGTTTTCCCTAAGTGTTTAATGCTCAACGAGTTACGAAAAAACACCTTGGGCGGTTTTCCCTAAGTCATTGACTTGCAGTAACTTAGGAAAAACTAAACTTTTCTCTTGCCTCACAAAGAGATTGTGCAATTAAAAAGCACAATCAGTTAAGCCCCTGAAGATTCCAATTAACGATGCGATTATCATAATTGTGACCAAATCCACTAGGACATTGACCTTTCTAACTCTTGGATTTTGTTGTCAATGTCGATTTGCACGGCTTGAATTTGGCTCGCTTCTTCTTGCTTGCCAAGCCTCAAGGCATTGACTCTTTGAATTGTCAACGCTTGAAGCGTGCTGATTAATGTATCAATTTTTTCTGTTATTGCTTTGTTCATGCTATTATTATACCATATTGAGGGCGACTTGTCGAGATCAATCTTCAAAGATTGCTCGCATGGATGGGCTGACTGACTCCATATCGTGGAGGTTCTCGTCATTGTCGAAGTCGTCATCCTCTTCGGCTTTATCTTCGGATGAAGCCAATTCTGAAACCTCATCCTCGACATCTCTTTGAGTTGCTTCGAGCAAGCCATGCTCAACGACCAACTCCTCAGCCATAATTTCGGCTTTCATGTCTTGAATGAAGCTAGACAGACCTTTAGAAACAGGTGCATCTTTTGCGTTTTCGATTGCTTGGCGAATGAGATCAATGTTATTCATATTTTAGTATTATGGATTAATTATGTGAGTTTGTCAAACTTATTTTGCAAAAAGTGGATGAATTTTTACATCCTCAAATCGGATGCCAACCTTGCGATTGGTTCTGTATGGGCGAACCATTGCGATAACTCCAAGCGTGTCGTGCTTGGTGGCTTGAATAAATTGAAAGACTTTATTATCTCGTGAGATGAGAACATCGCCTTTGTTGAATTTAGTTTTCTTAATCATATGTATTTAATTTAATCTATTTTTTCGTAAATTGCAAGCACAAAATGAATTATTTTTGTAATTCTTTGAATATTTTTCTAAGCTCTTGAACCTTTTCGAGAAGTCCTTTGGTGGTCATTTCTTCGGTCAAGGTTCTGTCGGAATCTTTTTTTTCTGTTTGCATATAATGAAGAAAGTCGATTGCTCCCTCCATTTGTGCGAGCTTAGTTCCGAAGTCGATTTCTTTTATTATTGTTTCTTTTGTCTTAATCATATATAAGTAATCTAATCTATTTTTTCGTAAATTGCAAGCTTTATTTTACATTATTTTTCATTGCAATCTTGTCTTGAAAATCCCACTCGGCAAGCCAAGCCTTGTTTTGTTCGATTAGGTTTTCGAGAATTTCCTTCTCGACCCTATCGGTTGAAAGCCGAAGCCTGCGTTCACACCAAAAAAGATCAGCTTTGACCTTTTTGAGAATCTCAATTCCTTTATTCATATATACAATCTAGCAGACAACTTAACAGATTACAAGCTTTTTCTCACTTACCTTTCAACTATCTTTTTGCACAATCCTATTGCGATTTTCTTGCGAAGTTGGCACGGAATCTGTATTGATTTTGTTGTAAGTCTCTGCCGCTCAACGAGTTGCGGAAAACTCCGGAGGGCGGTTTCCCCTAAGTTGTTGATTATTAACGCTTTACGCTAGTCAACTATTATGAGAGGGTCAGGCAGTGGAGTGCGGGCGACGAACTCGGCAAGCTCACTCCGAGTAATTCTGTCGAGATCTGCTTGAGCTGAGATCACGCACATTCTAGCTGAAGCAGAACCATTTTCTGCATCGTCGTTATTATCGTCAATGATGGCTTGAAGCCTTCTTTTTTCTTGTAGTAGTGTTTCTGTCATATGTATAAGATTATAGTAATTTTATTTTGTGTCAAGCTTTTCTTTGCTCACATCTGAAAAAAGATCAATTTTCTTTTCTGTCATAGATTTATACATAAAGAAGAAAGCAGGAATAAAAGTTAAGAGAAGTAAGATATCGTAATTCATAATTTATTTTTGTTATATTAATTTAATGTTATATATACAATGTATCAGAAAATGGAGTAAAGTCAAGCGTTTTGCTCAACTATTTTAAAAGACTTGTCGTGAGGGGGCGCTTGTTGCCACCTAACGAGCGGAAGCTTCTGAGCTTGCGAGAGACTTCAAAACGAGCTTGTCAAGCTTTTGAATTTCGCTCTGCAAGTGTTGCACGTGAACGGCACGAATCGAACGAAGCGATTCCTTGCGCGAGCGATTGAGTTGGTCTTGCCACCAAGCAAGGTCTTTGAGGAGTTGTTCTTTTGTTTTCATATATATAAAGTAATGCAGTTAAAGGTAAAAGTCAAGAAAAACTTTATCTTTTTTTCTTGTGCATGATGGCAAGCCGTTTGCCGTCTTTGGTGGTGGCTTTTAGGATACTGTCAAGACTCCAACCCCGACCTTGAGAGTCGCTCCAAAAGAACAGAGAGGTCTTAACAAGACCCTTTTCGAGGATGATTTGATTGCGAAAGTCTGTTATTGTTTTCATAAGTATAATGTAAGCGATTTTTTAGGTAATTGCAAGTTTTATTTTGCTTTTTTGTAGATTTAAAGGGTTGATCACTTAGGAAGCCAACTTGGCTTCTAGTTGGGAGATTTCCTCCCGAAGAGCTACACGCTCAGCGATGGTGAGGACGCAGTCCTCGATGGTTTCCCGAAGGATAGAGATTTCAATTTCGATTTGGTTCATAACTTTTTTCTTTCTTATTATCTTAACTTTATATATACAATATAGCATACAAACCAAGAAAAAGCAAGAAAAACTTTCAACTATCTTTTTGCACAATCCTATTGCGATTTTCTTGCGAAGTTGGCACGGAATCTGTATTGATTTTGTTGTAAGTCTCTGCCGCTCAACGAGTTGCGGAAAACTCCGGAGGGCGGTTTCCCCTAAGTCGTTGACCTTCAGTTACTTAGAAGAAAGTATTGGCGAGTTGTACTTTACGCTTAATTTTTTAGCTATTTCGATAGCTTGGGCGTGCGTTCTTGCTCCGTCAATTAACTCACCATTAAAGACGACATTAAACCAATTAGCAAAATTCGGGTGTCTGAATACATTTATCATTTTATTATTAAAGCAAATTTTTGTGATCGTGTCAAACTTATTTCGAATAAATTTGTTGGATGTAGTATTGGGCATTATCGCCCTCTTTACGTTGGATGCCTGTTTTAAATTGGCATTTAGGCTGAAGCGTGCGAATCATGCGAGCGACTTTTCGCCTTACTTCGTGCTTGTCTTCAGCTTCGATAGTGATTGCGTGGTGTGTCTTGTCAATGTCGATGTACGACTTGGTATTGCTATTCCATAAGGAAATTGCTTCACCATCGAGGGAAGAGACATGAACGCTTGCAATGAATGTTTTATTCTTAATCATATATATAATCTAATCTAGTTTTTACTAAAAGTCAAGTATTATTTTAATTATTTTTACCCTCTTGAGTTGAGCCAAAAGCCTGCCAACACAAAGAAGCAAAGGAAAGGAAAAGTAAAGAGGCATTGCCAATTTGAAAAGTGAGTAAAGAAGGGAAAGAGAAAGACAAGGACTGAGACATAACCAAGACCTACAAAGGTAAGACAAGCAATAGAATCGTGAAGAGTGTTTAGTATTTTTTTCATAAGCATAAAGTATATCAAATCTATTTTTGTTTAAAAGTAAAATTTTATTTTAATTATTTTTACTCCCATTCGGAGTGATGACCGAAGTCGATATCCTCAACTTCTTCGAAGTCAAGAAGGGAAACCCTATCTTGAAGATCTCCGATTTCGTTGCGAATCGCAACCTTGTCGGCGATAGTAAGAACGCAATCTTTCAGCGTTTCGTGAAGGATGGAGATTTCTTTGAGCATTTCGGATTTAGTCATAATTTTTTTTGAGTTAGATTATCTTTGATTTATAAGTATAATGTATCAGAGTTTTTCCTAAAAGTCAAGCTTTATTTTACTTTTTTTTTCTTATTATTGAAAGACAATATTGAAACGGAATTGATTAAATCCTTCGTCTCTCATGATCTTGTTAAGATGTGATTGGCTTGATGCCGTGCGAACTCGTGGGCGATCATTGCCTTGTGAGTCGGTGCCTTGATCAAAGATCTTAACTGACCAATGGGTTGACCATTCTTTAATGCGAACTTGTATTTTATTATTCTTAATCATATATATAATCTAATGGAATTATCTGCAAAAGTCAAACTTTATTTTGATTTATTTTGCTTTATTTGTTGAAATGCTTTTCTTGCTTTTTGTACTGCATTTAATGCGTCAAGAATTGTTATGCCTTGCGTGATTGTACCTTGCCAATCGGCAGAATTTGACTCACGGGCTAAGTGATTGAGATTGCCTTCTGCTTCAGCCAATGCCAAGCCAAGGTCGAGATCCAAATTTAATTCTTGTCTTATTTGTTCAACTTTATTATTCTTAATCATATATACAATGTATCAGACAAAACGGCAAAAGTCAAGCATTATTTTCATTTTTTTTAACTTTTTTTTCATTTTGTTGTAAGCTGTTGGTATTCAACGAGTTACGCAAAAACGGCTAGGGCGGTTTGCCCTAAGTCGTTGACTCTGTGCTACTTAGAACACAAGAGGATCGGGTAATGAATTAGGCGATGCAAACCAATCGGATGAGTCAATTACTTGCCCGTTTAGTATAGGCTCGAATTTGAATTGGCAAACATCTGCATTCGCTATGCCGTTGACGCGTTCGCGTGTGGTGGGTGTGTTCCATCCTGCAAGCGACCACCTAACCAAGCCGTCAGCATCACGCTTGACAATCGCGTTACCATGCAACCAAACGGTGTTGCCGTCTGTGGTGGTGTTGCCAACTGTCTTAGCTTCGCCGCGTTCAAATGCTTGTTTAATTTGTTGTGTTACTTTTCGCATGATTCTTTCATTGTTGTTATGATTCCTATTATGACAGACAGAATGATTATGTCAAGCATTATTTTAAGCTGTCTCTTAATTCGCTCAACTCCCTTGTGACTTCGGCGTATGCCTTGCGTGCTTCTTGCAATGCGTGCAATGCGTCAAGTACAGCTTCACCTTGCGTAAAGGTTGCCAACTCAGCTTGAGCAAGAAACTTCAAGTTCCCTTCGGCTTTGGACATTGCAAACCCGACTGCGAGAGTTGGGTATCTGTCTTCTAATGTATTTGTCATATGATAGTAGATTAAAGTATTTTGTTTATTGTGTCAAACTTATTTTGTATAAATTTGTTGAATGTACCAAGTAGCGTTGTCGCCTTCTTTTGTTTCAAAGCCTTTTTTAAATTGGACTTTGTGTTGAAGTGTTGGCATCATGCGAGAGATCTTGGCACGAACTTCGTGCTTGTTTTCAGCAGTAATTTCCAAGATGTGATGTGTTTTATCAATGTCAATGAAAGTGTTTGTGTGCGTATTCCACAAAGGAAGTTTATTTCCGTCAAGAGAGAACACATGAACGATTGCTTTGAATGTTGTTTTATTTGTCTTAATCATATATATTTAAAGTAAACTATTTTTTATGCAATTGCAAGCAAAAAGCGAATTATTTTACTGCTTGCTTGATCATGTCAAAAGTCCAAACATGACCACCCACACACTCCCAAAGGTCGAAAGCCTCGGACATCGGGCTCGCTTGGATACGGACAAGACCATTGTCTTGAATGAATTGTTCTATTTTCTTATCTAACATACTATTAAACTAATCTATAAATCGACAAAAGTCAAGCTAAACGCAAAAAAACTTTGTGTTGTAAGTATATGATAAAGAAGTACTTATGGAAACATAGAAAAAAAAGTTAAAAAAAGTTTTATTTATTAGTTATTCTGTACCCCCTACCCCCTATGACCCTACCCATTAAATGAATTCATTTTTCAATCGCATTGTGCAATAGACGCCGGGGGTGCCTTTTTTCAATATGAAATACAACCTAATAAATTATAACATATTGCCCGACTCAAAAAAAATCCGGCCACTATATAAAAATAACTTAAATAAGTGTATAATATAATAGTAAAATGGCTCGAAAACGTAAACAACCCGAGATAACGGATGAGAACGAGATTGACAAAATCGCTTCATCAATCCACAAACGCAATATCAAGCTAAAAAAAATAAGCCTAACAGAAAAGCAACTAGCTTTATTAAAAATAATATTTGATAAAGAATCCAGTATCATATTTATAAGTGGACCTGCTGGAACAAGTAAAACATATGTAGCAATATATGGAGCATTACAATTATACAATATGAATAATGATCGCGGCATCACATATGTCCGCACAATCGCCGAGAGTGGCGAAAAAAGCCTTGGCGCACTACCTGGAGAAATGGCCGAGAAAATCAATCCATACATGATGCCTATGAATGAAAAGTTGGACGAACTTTTGGTTCCTGGCCAAGCCAGCCTCATAAAAGAGAAGAATATCGTCAAAGGAATGCCTGTAAATTATCTTCGCGGCGCAAGTTGGATGAATGAAATTGTTATTGCTGATGAATCTCAGAATTTTACATTCAAAGAGCTTACCACACTCATGACCCGACTTGGTCGCGGCAGTAAATTAATTATTTGTGGTGATCCAATGCAAAGTGATATCAATGGAAAGAGTGGCTTTGCAGACATGTATTCTCTTTTTAATGATGATCAAAGTAAAGAAAAAGGTATACATACATTTCATTTTGGAGCAGAAGATATAAAAAGAAGTGAAATATTAAAATATGTAATAAGTAAAATACAAAAGAAAGTGTAAATTATAACATGAGTTATTTGGGAAACTTTTCTTTACTTGACGCTTATTTATCGGCGCGGGGTGTTGGTTGGCTAGATCCTTCTGACCCAGTAACAGTTGGAATGGATGGTAATTATGTGAAAATGATATACAATAAATCTGTTCGCGGAAATCCATTTAGGGTAAGAAAAGATAATATTTATGCCAGTTCCGATGCTGTGCATGGAAATAATTGCACAATTAATGATTATACAAATAATAAAAATCAACAATTAAAATATGTATCTTTAAATGGAAATTGTTATCTCGCTTCGAATTGGGATTTTAGTTACGAAAATAACACAGTATATTGCGTTTTTCGCGTTGCAGCTAATGGAGCAAATCACATCAATGATTCAATTATTGCTCACGCAAATGATTGGCAATATTGTGCCTTACATCCGAGTCAGCGATCAGGTGCAGCTGGCGATTTTCGTGGAAGTATGCAATACTTGACTAACTCTGGCACTGTCGAAAAAGCGTATCATAATAAAATGAGTTATGTAAAAACTAGTGGGTTTATCGACCCAACAGTTGGCTGGCATTTATTGAAAGTTAAATTTTTTAATGGTGATGTTTATTATTCTATAGACAATGGTGCAGAAACAATTTCAACAGTTGATTATCTTAATCCAGATTCTCCTGATTGGTTAGATAATAAAACATATAATTTAAATGAGAATATAATGCATAACAAAATTAGATATCGCTCAAAGCAAAATGGCTCTTTTAATCGAGAGCCAAGCATAACCAATACAACTTATTGGGCGCAATCTCTTATGTTGATTGGTTCTAATCGCGGAACAGCAAAATATTTAAAAATGGATTGTGGTGAATTGATTTGTATTCCAACCAGTGCAGATGATCAAATTTCAAATTATTTAATAAACAAATGGGATATTGTTTCCGAATCTAATGTATTTCCTGAAATTCCATAATTATGATTTTAATCATAGAATCTTGCTTAACAGAACCGCCCAGTGAAGTAACATGTTTTCGCGATGTTACATTATTTGCTAAATTATTTGTTTTTGAAGATGTTCTTGTCGAGTGTCAACCTGGAACTCGTGCAATATATTGGAATTGGTTAAAATCTAATGGCGCACATGATTTTGTATCGCAAATGATTCTAGAAACAGAAAATCAATCTGGACATAAAATAAAAACGACCCGTGGCGCAAATTACACCACGGATCGTATAAATTATTCTAATATGAATGAAATCCTGACTTGGATCAGGAGTCTTCGCTACTAGCTTCTTCAGAATCGTCTTCGACGTCTTCTGTTTCAGCAGGAGGATTCAATAGATCTTCAATTTGATCATCATCCATTTTCTCAACCTCTGAGCGCGCTTGTTCAACAACTTTATTTTGAACTAACTGCAGAACAGCACTCAAGGATATCATGGACAATGCCTCAGATACATTCACTCTTGCAAGAATTTGATTTGCTAATGCAACCGTAGCTTCTTCTTGCTTAGGATCGACGTTTTCGTTTGATTCAGATGTTGTATTTTCCGTTGTCATATGTATATATTATAAGTTATTGTTAAAAATTAAAGTATTTTTGCGGCGAATTATATTTTTGTTTATTCAGTGGTGAATTATTTTCTTGAAGCGTAGCGTCTATTACTATAGATTGAAATATTAATTGTTGTTCTAATTTTTGTATTTCTCTTTGTTGCTCATGTAGTAATCCTCTTTGCTCCCATGCGAACCACCCTAAATAAAATATCAATAATAACAAACTAACAATACTTAAAGGCTGATTCACATTATATTATATAGTGTGTGTTGTAATATTCTATAAATTGTTTTGTAATAGAATATATTCAATAATATATGTATTATACAATAATAAAATGCAGAGAGTTTCTGCAGAAATATTTTATTTAATTAGAAATAGTGTATGTATATATCTCATGACCAAAATTAATGACCTGCCAGATTTACCCGCGAACAACTTTGACCCCACGCAAGATTTAATTATCATTCAAAAGCCTAATGGGGCAACATACAAAATGCTGGCAGCCACTGCCTTGTCTTCAATTTCGCAAGGAGAATTTCAAACAGAAACCAAAACAACTGCTGCGTCAGGAGAAAACCCTGGAAAAATAATCTTTAGCTATAACAATCTATTATCGTTAAATAGCGCAGCATTAGTGCAAGTTACTGGTAACGGTTTCGACGGGAAATTTTCTCTAACTAAATCTGCAGGAATTGCCAATTTCACCAATTATGGAATACCGAGTACAACAAATAATGTTGATATACTGACGGGAAAATTCCCCAGACCAAGAGGGGGTGATAAGCCAATCAAATTAACTGCAACAATCAAAATTTATGATGATATTATAGAAATTTCGAATATGAAGAGTCTTACCTATGAATCCGGCAAGTCTAGTCGTGGTTGGCGGCTTGTCTATAATTCCTTTACTATATCTGCAACATTGCAGGCTAATATAAAAGCTTAATCTAAATATTAGTACCTTTTTTACTTTTTATTCTTTTAATTTCTTCGTCTAGTATTTTAAATACTTTATCTTGTTGATCTTCCATCATTAATTCTGCTGGAGTTGATCCATTTAATCGATCATTTTCTGTTTTTAACCAACGGGTTGATTGATACGAATTTAAATTTTTACTAAGCGTTTCTAAAATTCTCCTGTGTGACATTAATATATATTACACAAAAACTATTTTTTTTCATATTGAGGGTGTATATATAGCTATGGGACCGATATTGAATACGATAATTGGCGCGGGAATAAAATTAGGCTGCAACCTACTTAACTCCTGGCTTGAACAAAAAAGACAGGATCAATTAGCGCTCGCCGCAAGGGACGAAAAAATGCTGCGCGCGTTAATCGAAAGTCAAGAGAAAAACGCAAGCGATTCATTTGTTAAGGTTACAAGAAGAATACTTTTTATGACTATTACTTTTACTATGTGTTTTTTGATGATTTATTATGCAATGAACCCTCATATAACTTACAATTTAATTGTCCCAAAAGGTGACGGAGCAAAATGGGGTTTCTTTTCTTGGATTCTGGGAGGTAAAGATTGGGAAATGGTGCAAATGACTGGAGGTTTAATGCTTGCATCGTTTATGGATTTATGTTTTATGGTAGTAGGCTTTTACGCTATCCCTAGTAAGAAAAGATGAATAAAATATTATTTATATTATCTTTATTTTTTATTTTGTCGTGCTCAATAAATAAACCAATAAACAATAAGTTAAATCCAGCCCCAGCACAATCAAAGCAATTTGAACAAGTAGATGTAAATCGAGACTCAGTAATCTCGATGGAGGAATATTCGGAATCTCAGATCAATGCATATGAAAATCAAGCCCCTGTAAAATGGTTCTTATTTATAATATTTCTTGTTTTTGCAACTTCTGTAGGGCTATCATTTTTTACAAAAAGAATATGAATTTAGGTTTAGATATTATAACCGTGTTGACTGGAGCTGTGTCTGCCGCGACTGCAGTATTCGGAATGTGGCTAAAAGTCAAGCTCGATGAAAAAAAGCATAAGCAATTGAATTATGACCCGCAATTACACAGTAATGTGATTACGGCATTAGAATATATAAAAGAAGAAACTGAAGCAGATCGAGTATCTATTTTAGAGTTTCACAATGGAGAGCATTATTTCTCAGGAAGAAGTCAACAAAAAATGAGTTGTACATATGAGGTTGTCGGTGATGGTATTAGTGTGGAAGCGCATTCTCTCCAAAATATTCGTATATCTAATTTTCACGGATTAGTTAAGTGCATATCTCAAGAAAAAACGTTTGCGTGCAAAGATATTTCAATTTATGATGAAGATCTGGCATTTAGGTCATTTCTTCAAGCAAAGGGCGTTAAAAGTCTTTTCGCTCGCCCCATAAAAACCTTAAATGGTAAAATTATAGGAGTAATATGTTTAGAATATGTGAAGGATCAAAGAATGTGGAGTTCTGGAGCCGAAGAATTCACAAAAAAACAAGCTAGGGTAATAAGCGGTTATTTGATATAATTTTTTTTTAAGCTATAATATGATATTATGGCTTTTTCTTATTGTCCTCATTGTGGTTTTAAAAATATGTACTCTTTGCAGGCACCAAAATTTTGCGGTGGTTGCGGAGAAGGTTTGAGCATATTGTCGGCAGCAAAACAAACGAACGCTAACCTAGGTAGCCCTAAGGCTGCGCCTAGGAAATTAGGATCTTCACCCAAGCGAAGTAGACCTATGTCTTCAGAGGATTTCGATCCTGACGGCGTTGATATTTTTGAGGTTCCCGATATATCAAATTTTTCTTATAGCATTGAGCAAGACAATAACAAGATGAATCTTAAGGATTTAATTCCTTTAGATGAGTTTGAAAATTTCCAGGAAGAAGCTCCAAAACCTAAGAAACGTGGCAGACCAAGAAAGTCCTAAGTTTAGATACGAAGACAAATCTGACGAAATTGATTTAGAAGTCAGAAAAAGACGCGGAAAATGGTTCTTAGATTCATTGGCGTGGTTTGATTTTGAAGATGTAGAACAAATCATAAAAGCTCACATTCATAAAAAATGGGATCAATGGGATCAATCTAGATCGCTCAAGCCATGGATTAATAAAATCATAACCAATCAAATGAAAAATATCTTGCGTAATAATTATAGTAATTTCGTAAGACCATGTCTTAATTGCCCATTTAATCAATCATGCGCATCTCAGGACTCCGCAACAGGATCTCTTTGCGGCTTTACGAAGAGCGGCATGCAGGATTCCTCTTGCCCGCTTTATGCAAAATGGGAAAAAACGAAAAAGTCTGCGTATGGAATCAAGATGGCATTGGCGTTAGAAAATCATGCTCACGAAGTTGGAGTTATGCAAGACGAAGGTTTTGACATGCTTACTGCCCAAGGTAAATTAAATCAAGCTATGAAAAAAGAATTATCAAAAAAACAGTACCTTGTTTATGAATTGTTATTTATCAAAAATATAGAGGAAGAAGAGGTTGCAAAAAAAATGGGCTATAAGACGTCAGAGAAGGGTAGGAAGGCTGGTTACAAGCAGATTAAAAATTTAAAAAAGATTTTCAAAACTAAAGCTCAAGAAATTTTAAAAACTCAAGATATTATATCTGTAAAAGCTCCCATAGCATGGATTTAACGGAAGATCAAAAGCAAGTTGTAATTGAGAACTGTAAAAATACTACAGACTTGACTCAGTTAACTCAATTGGCATTTCCAGAAATAGATAATATAGACGGAAGAAGCAAGCAGGGTAGGGCTGTTCGAGCTTTTATGCTGGAAAGCGGGATTGACTATGCAACAAAACATGTTTACCCAAAAGATGAAATCAAGCTCTCCAGTGTTCAGCAGGAGTTTGCATCAAATTCAACGCAAGACGGAATGAGCGCCTTACAAATAGCCATTGTATTGTTTCCGGATATAAGAGTAACCAGAAACTCAAAAGAGTATGATTGTGTACTTAAATATGTAGAAAGTCAAGAGTCTCTCGTTATTCACCCTTCAGAAAATGCGGTAAATAAGAGTTATTCTTCACCAAAGGCTGTCAGTAAAATTATAAAAAAAATAAATGATTCTTGCCAAAAGGAAATCGAAGAGTCTAAGCTCAGCATTGGCGAAAGAAAATCGATCGAGTCACTTGGTTGTTTTTTATCTTCTCCTCGACTCGTTCAGGTTATAAATAACTATGATAGTATGGAAGATAGAAATTTATTCGAAGCTGAGTTCGTGAGAGCAACTTGGGATAAGCCAGATTTAAGCAATGATGAGATTAATTTATATATTAATGTGTGCATGGATTATATCCACCTAAAAAACATACAAGGAGCAATAAATAAACTCAACAGAATGTTTGACGACGCGGAAGATCAGCAGGATTTGACCGTTCGACTCGCAGAGCTTTTGAAAACCAAAAGCGAAGAGTATAATCAATGCGAAAAAAGAATGGAATCTCTGATTCAAAAGCTTCAGGGTGACCGCTCAAAAAGAATATCTTCACAGCACAAGCAAAACGCTAGTATTCTAGCGCTCGTACAACTTTTTCAAGAAGAAGAGGAAAGAAAAGTGATGATTAAAATCGCAGATATGCAAAAGAAAGCGGCAAAAAAAGAAGCGGACAATATAGAGTCTATGCCAGACTGGAAGGCTAGGGTGTTGGGCGTGTCAAAAGACGATATAGTATAGTGAACCCCTCTTCGCATGAAGCATATAGAAATAAAAAAAGAATTTTTCTTTAATCCTGATACTGGAAATCCTAATTCTAAATTCCAAGACTCAAGCGCTTTAGGTTTTTCTTGGAGGCCAGGTTCAGAAGAGTACTCTTTAAGCATAAAATCGTGTGAAATTGACGGTCGCGGTGTTGCCGAGGGCTTGAAGCTATCTTTCTGCAGGAATGTGGAGGTGGAGGATTGTATTATTCGCGGCGGATACGAGGACTGTGTTGACATTGTTCGTGGAGAAAATATTTCTTTCAATAATTGCGTTTTTATTGCTCAAAATACAAAACAACATATTACTGCAAAAGGTGGAGTAAAAAATTTATCTTTTAATAATTGCACTTTTGTTAATTCTTTTTATAAGTTTTATGATGGAGCATGTATTGATTTAGGTAATTGGACTGATTACGATGATGTTGATCGTCCTATGATGAGAAATATATTGATAAAAGATTGTAAAATGAAAAAGGTTGGCTTTCGTGTTTTGTATAGAAGGTTGTTTTCTGAGACGCCCACCGTGGAAAACTGCCACGGATTTGGTCTGCGAGTGCCTCGTTTGTTTGTCAAGTTATTTTGGACTGCGCAGAGAAGGGGCTGGCTGGGAGTAAGAAGAAAGTTTCCAGAATCTTGGCTTAAAATATACGATTTCGAAAAATGAACGTCTGCAAAATATGTTCAGAGGAATTTCCTTCCGAGAGGAGTTTGCATGCGCATTTAAAAACGCATAAAATTATGCTTGCAGAATATTATACAAAATATTATCCTCGATATAATTTATATACTGGTGATCCATTGCCATTTAAGAATAAGGATGACTATTTTAATAAAGATTTTTCGAATAGAGATCAACTGTTAAAATGGTGCGAAAAGGAAGATTCTAAAAAAGTAAAAGAATATATAATTAATTTACTGCAAAAGAGAGTCGCCGCGAAAGACTTGAAAACCGCACCCTGTCATATAGAGTTAAAGATCAACGATCTACCTACCGTTGATATATTCCAGCATCATTGCGGTTCATACACCGCCGCCTGCGAAGCTGCTGGCGTAAAGCCAATGTTTGGTGAGAGATTACCCGAAGTTTTTAAAAACAATATAGACCCCAATATAAAAATATTTATAGACACGCGTGAACAGCAACCTTTAGTTTTTCCAAATTCAGAATCCATGAAATTAGAGTTTGGGGATTATGCAGTAGGAGGAGAAAATTACGATTATACTTATGTAGATCGAAAGGGTGAGCAAGACTTCAAGTCCACACTCAGCAAAAACAATCTTGAGAGATTTGAATACGAACTACAAAGAACAAAAGATTTTGATAGTTATTTATTTGTAGTCGTAGAAAGCGATATAGATCAGATAGAGCGGAATAATAGGCGCGGCGCGCACAAATCTAATTTAAAATATATTTATCATAACATGCGAGTACTTAACCATCAGTTTCATCGGCATTGCCAATTTATATTTACTGGCAGCCGTAAAAAGTCTGAGTCTATGATACCTAAATTACTAACACTTGGAAAAAAATTGTGGAACGTTGATCTGCAGTACTATATAGATAAGGAATTAATATAATGGCTTGGGAAATAGGAAATCAGGTAAGCAGAAATGCTGACCCAGACTTTAATAAAAAATTGTTTGAACTAGAAGGGTATTTAGAAGAGGAAGAGGCTAAAATTCTTTTATACAAGTTTCTGCGGGAAAATATAACCTTTACTACGGATCTTATATCTGGCGTCAAACTTTTCCCTTTTCAGCATATGGCTATCAAGGCTATGTTTGAAACAGATTATTTTATGGGGGTTTGGAGTCGAGGAATGAGTAAATCATTCACTACGGCTATTTATGCATACTTAGAAGCGATAATGAATCAAGGTGTTGAGATTGGTATTCTTTCTAAATCTTTTCGTCAGGCAAAAATGATTTTCAAAAAAATTGAGGATATCGCCGCTAAGCCTGAAGCTATGTACCTTTCGCAGTGCATAACTCACAAATCTAAAAGTAATGATGAGTGGCTTCTAGAAATTGGAAGTTCTAGAATACGAGCCTTGCCTCTTGGTGATGGTGAGAAGCTTCGGGGATTTCGTTTTCACAGAATCATTATTGATGAGTTTGCTTTGATGCCCGAAAGAATTTATAATGAGGTTATTATACCATTCTTGAGTGTTGTTGAAAATCCAACACAGCGTGAGGATTTGTATAATGTCGAAACAGAACTTATACGCCAAGGCAAAATGCAGGAAAAGGATCGCCATATTTGGCCAAACAATAAACTGATAGCTTTGTCCTCTGCCAGTTACAAGTTTGAATATATGTATAAAGCTTACGAGCAATTTGAAGAGCTCATTCGGGTTGGCGGAAAAAAGGAATCGGATGCCCACCGAGTTATAATGCAGTTTAGTTATGATTGCGCTCCCAGGCAGCTGTACGATCAAAATTTGATCAATCAAGCAAAATCAACCATGAGTCAAAGTCAGTTTGATCGAGAGTTTGGGGCTATTTTTACTGACGATAGTTCTGGTTATTTTAAGACCTCAAAAATGGCAGCCTGCACATTAAAAGATGGAGAATCTCCGACAACAGAAATTAAAGGCACTCCAGATTCAAAGTATATTCTTGCGTTCGACCCAAGTTGGGCTGAGAGTGAGAGCAGCGATGACTTTGCAATGATGGTTATAAAATTAAATGACGAAAAGAAAACTGGTACTGTGGTTCACAGCTATGCATTGTCTGGAGCAAATTTAAAACAACATATTTATTATTTTTATTATTTATTAAAACATTTTAATATTGTAAGTATTGTTGGCGATTATAATGGTGGAGTACAGTTTATGAATGCTGCGAATGAAAGTAGTTTGTTTAAAGAGAATAAAATCAATATAAAGTTTATCAATACAAACTTTGATGATATAGAAAATTATCAACAAAAATTAATAGAAGGTAAGCGCGAGTATAATTTAGATAATAATACAATTTGTTATTTGCGAAAACCTACTAGTCAATGGATAAGGCGAGCAAACGAATTATTGCAATCTAATTTCGATCACCGCAGAATTGCATTCGCTTCTCGTGCGATTGATGATGAATACAATACTCAGCGAAGACAAAAGATTCCAATCGATAAAATAAATTTTCTGCGAACATCTTTATCTGGAGAGCGACAAACAAAAGAGGCAAAAATGATTGACTTTGTTGAGCATCAATTTGATATGATGAATTTGATCAAGACACAATGCTCTTTGATTCAAATCACAACCTCTTCAGCGGGCACTCAAAATTTTGATTTACCTCCAAGTTTAAAAAGGCAAACTGGGCCAGAAAAAGCAAGAAAAGATAGTTATTCTGCATTGGTACTTGGAAATTGGATGATAAAACTTTATTATGATATGATGGATTCTAAAGTAGAAACAGTAGCTACCACCTTTACTCCCATGTTTATAAACTAAGTGTATATTTAATTCACATGTCTTTACCGTATAAATACACAGCAAGTTTTGATAATATCATCGTCGCTTCGAGCCAGATAGAAGATTCAAATATTAGCCGCGCTTCTCTTGAGTCGCTGAGACCTTTGATTCCATCGAATATAGATCTGGATAAAAATATTGACCTAGTTGGAGTGGCGTTTAACGCCGCTGTTGTAAATAAATTTAATAAAAATGGAGACGGTATCGATAGCGAAACCGCAGTTGCAGTCAAGGATTACTTTGTTCATAAACCAACAAACATCGAACATGATCGAGATAGAATCGTTGGTCATATTGTTTCTGCTGGATTTTCTCGATATGATAATACTTCGGATTTAATGAGCGACGATCAGGCGCTTATCGAAGAAGGCCCTTATAATATAGCGCTTGCCGCTGTAGTTTACCGCACTGCCAGCAAGGAGTTTGCAGATCTCGTTGAAAGCTCAACAGATGAATCTGGAGATTATTTCAATACTGTTTCTGCAAGTTGGGAAGTTGGCTTTAATGATTATGTGATCGCTGTTGGCGGAGATGATCTTCACGAATCTTCTTTAATTTCTGACCCACAAGAAATGGAAGCTTACACCCCATATTTAAAATCTTTCGGAGGAAAAGGAACTCTCAAAGACGGAAGAAAAGTTAATCGATTAATTGTTGGTGATATTTATCCGCTAGGAATTGGTTTCACTTCTAACCCTGCGGCAGACGTAAAAGGCTTGATTACAAAGGTTGGATCGCCCAAAACGGCAGAATCTAGCAGAAACGAACCGATTGATAAGATTATTATAAATAATCAAAAAACTTCCCATTCCTCTCAAGAAAATGTACTAAACAAAGAACCTAATAATATAATTATGGATAAAGAAACAATCATCAATGAATTCCGAGCAGCTTTAGACGAAAAGCTTGGCAAACAAGACTTCTCCGAAGAGAGCGTTGCTAGCATTTCTAAAGTTTTCATCGAAGCCATCAGAGAGAAAAGTGAACAATACCTTTCTGACCTCGAGAAAACAAAAGCTGAAAAAGAAGAAGCTGTTCAGGCTCAAAATTCTCTTCAAGAGAAAATGCTTGAAGTCGAAGAGCAACTTAATTCTACTAAAGAGCAGCTTACAGCTTTAGAGCAAGAAAATTCTGCTCGCGAAGCAGAAGTTCGTTTTAACTCCCGCATGGAAGCTTTAAGCGAAGTTTATGAACTTGATGATGAAGACCGCAAGATACTTGCCGCAGATCTTTCTGATTTAGACGAAACAGAAGATAGCTTCGCAAATTATCAAGAAAAACTTTCCAAGGTTTGGAAGCACAAAAACAAAGAAACTATTGCTACTGAGCAAAAAGCTTTTGAAGACCGCGTGGCACAAGAAGTTGCTAAACGTCTTGAAACAGTAGAGGCAACAGAAGAAGTTTCCACTGAAACTCCCGAAGTAGCTGAAGTCGCTGAAGCTTCACAAACCGAACAAGAAGACTCTTCTGACGAAGTCGAAGAAGCTCTTGACAGCCTTCAAGTTGAAGAAGCTGCAATCGTAAACAATAATGAAAGCTCTTCTGAAGGAGAATCTCTTCGCGATAGATTTGCGAAGACCTTCAAAGAATCAGTTAAAATTTCATACTAATATATAGAAGAAAAAAATTATGGCAAAAAGAATACTACCATACCGAGACTACAGTGAACACGACGTTGTTAACTTATTCGCTCTTGACGTTTCAAGCAAAACTCTTTCGAGTTTCGTTCCTAACGGCACAGGTGATTTTGACGCAGGCGTTGTTGTTTCTGTAAGTGCGGGAGCTCTACCTGGTGAGGTTTCCGAATTGCGCGCTTCAACCCCTGATAATCTTCGTGATTATTTAGGTGCTAGTTTTAGCGGTGCGCATATTGGATTCAACGGATACCCCGCTAATACAGGTATGACTGTTGCTCCTGCTAATGGCTCCGGACGTGCGCTTGGAATCACTTTACGTGAAACCTTAGCGTTCGACGAAAACGGAGAAAAGATGTTATCTTATAAACAAAAACTCGATGAAGCGCAAGGCGTACTTCCTGGTCAATCAGTCCCTGTTTTGACTAAAGGATTAATACTTCTTTCCGCATCGGCTTTTTCTTCAGCCCCTGCTCAAGGAGACGACCTCGAAGTTTCTAGTACAGCCGGTAAGCTTGTTAAAGCTACAACTGGAACAGTTGTTGGTTCTGTAATCGCAATCGGAGAAGAAAGTAATGACTCGAGCGCAAAGAAATATCTCTGCAAAATTAGCTTCTAACACAAGGAAATTTAAGAAAATGAAAATTACTTTAGACAGAACACCCGAGCAAGTCGAGCTTATCAAAGCTATGGCTTCAAAAAACAGAGAAGTCGCTTACGAAGCTCAAACTGCATTGGCTGAATTTATCGGTCCAGTTTTAGCAGAAGTTGTTAACACAGCTCCTACAGTAAGTAACATGTTTACAAGCCTTCAGTTCAACAGCGAGGAGAGTCCAAGTATTCCTTTGGATCTTTACCACGACATTACTGATGAAGATTACATCCAAATTTGGAGTCAATCCGTTCCAGGAGGTCTTCCAACAAACCAAGTCGCTCCTTCACAAAGCGAGCTTAAGTTCACAACTTATACTCTCGACAGTGCATTGAGTTTCGACAAGCGCTACGCTTCTCGTTCAAGACTTGACGTTGTAAGCAAGACTTTCACACGCATGGCCCAAGAAGTTCTTCTTAAACAAGAAAAAACTTCTGCAAGCATGATCATGACTGCATTGGCTAATGCGACAACAAACACTGAGCAGCACGTTATACGTTCTGCTCAAGCTGGACGTTTCTTGCTTTCCGACCTCAACAAGTTGTTCACTAAGGCCAAAAGAATTAATACTTCTTGGACTGGCGGAACACCTGCTGATCGTCGCGGACGCGGAATCACAGACCTTCTCGTTTCTCCTGAAATCGTAGAAGAAATTCGTGGTTTAGCTTATAACCCTCTTAATACAGTAGGTTCTAAAGGTGGAGGTCTTAAAGACGGAGAAGGCATGATCGCTGGTACAGACAGTATGCGCGATGCTATCTTCAATAGCGCTGGAATTCCTGAGTTCTATGGCGTATCCATTCAAGAGTACAATGAAATGGGTAACGATCAAAAGTGGAATAATGTATTTGATGCAGCCGCAGGTGCTACCGACTATGACGACAACTACTCCGCTACCGGGGGAGGAATTCGTGCATTTGACGGTTCTGCTGGAAATGAACAAATCCTTGTTGGCGTTGATCTCAGCCGTGAGTCTATGATTCGCGCAGTAGCTACCGATTCCGAGTCCGGAGATGAGTTTTCTCTCGTATCCGACGACCAATTCGTAACACGTCAATCTAAGATTGGTTACTACGGCTCTCTTGAAGAGGGACGTATGATCATCGACGACCGCGTATTACTTGGTCTGATCGTTTAATTTAAATAGAATTAACGTTTTATAAAAGTCCACCTCAGGCAACTGGGGTGGATTTTTTATTTAAAATCATTATTATATAGTGTATTAAAATACAAAGGAATAAGGTACAATTATGGCAAATAAAAAAACAACTAAAAAAACGAGCAAGGCTACGGCAAAAAAAGCCCCAAAGCTTGAAGAACTCAATCAAACAACTGGTAAGAGCTACGAGGATCAAGTAGAAAAAGCCAAGGAGTTGGAAGAAATTTTGGGTATCGCGAAGATAAACCCTTTTAAAACCAACGATAAAAGAATCTTTAAAGATATGCTTGAAGATATGAATTTAACTGATCTTCAGGCTTTCGCAGTAAAAGTTGGAGTATTTCCATCTGGAAATAAAACTGTATTAAAGAACAAAATTAAAAGGGCTTTTGAGTCTAGTTTGCATGGACAAGGAAGCGTTCAAGTTATGGGTCAACCAATCACATTAGACCCAAGCAACCCCAAGCATAAAGAGGTTATAGACTATTTAAAAGGATAATATATGGCTGGCGATCCAGATGTTGTTTCATTTATAGAACCTTTACAAAAAGGATCTAATTTATATTTTATTGAATTTCCAGAATCTTTTTTGGAAACTCCTTCAGTAGTTACTGAATTAAATAACGATTTAACATCTGCGATTGTTCCCTATATTGTATCTGGAGTCTCCTCTTCAGGTTTTTATGTTAATTTTGGTAGCGCTTTAAATTTTGATGGATATGAATTAAGCGTTAATGCAGAAGCTACGGGTGTTAGAGATATCGATTCAGATGTTTCTAGTCTTGCGTTTAAAGATGTATCGCTAGACGAAGATGTTTCTAGCCTCGCAGCCCAGAATACTATTGATTCTACAGACGTTTCAAGTTTAGCTGCCAAGGATTTAGATTTAGATGTTGACGTTTCTAGCCTCGCAGCTCAGAACGCAGTTGACTCTACTGACATTTCTAGTCTGGCTGCACAGGATACTGAATCAAGTACAGACGTTTCAAGTTTAGCTGCTAAGGATTTAGATTTAGATGTTGACGTTTCTAGCCTCGCGGCTCAGAACGCAGTTGACTCTACTGACATTTCTAGTCTGGCTGCACAGGATACTGAATCAAGTACAGACGTTTCAAGTTTAGCTGCTAAGGATTTAGATTTAGATGTTGACGTTTCTAGCCTCGCAGCTCAGAACGCAGTTGAC